ATCTGTTTTTTCTCCCTCATTTGCGGATTTTTTCATAAAAAAAGAACCGCTTCAAAGCGGTTCTTTCGTGGAGCTGCTAACCAGATTTGAACTGGTGACCTCATCCTTACCAAGGACGAGGTGAAATTTCGAAACCCCACAGTATGTCTGAACTTTTGACATTTCAAAAATTTTAGTCCCATGTTTAGTCCCACTTGACCTATACATTGTACCACAGATAGCGCGGGACTTCAACACCGCAATAAAGGGAGGACATTTGCCCTCCCTTCATTCAATGCTTCACAACATAGAGATAGTATGCCGTTTCCTTATTTTTTACTGCGTCCTTGTCTTCGAGCCAGAACGCACAAGCAGCGTCAACATAGTAATCAATGTTGCGGATGCCGTGTTTCTCGTTGACCTTGCCAAAGTCGGAGTATACAGCGTTCATTGCCACCCAGAATTCTACCGGGTCGTAATTCAAGTTGTGCTGCTGCATTACCTGCTTGCACTGTTCAAACGTCCAGTGCGGGCCGGTCGTGCCATCAGCGTTCTGCATGTTGTGCAGCCATTCGTCCGCCATGTCCTTAGTCATACGTCCGGTGTGCGTACTGGAAGCATAGCCCATAGTGCGCTCAGAACCGTGCGTCTTGTCACCTACATAAGAAGTATCCCCCATGTAAGCATCATCGTCACGAAAGCCAATAGGGCGCATCTCGTCCTCGTAATCGGGGTACTCGTCATACTCCGGATATTCCATGCTGCTTTTGGGTGCAAAGCGTCCGTCAGAATAACGGCGATAATTCCGCATCTCCGGTTCGCCGCCGTGAATACGCTCGTCATAGTAACCGTAAGGCTCAATATGATTGTAACGATACCGCACGCCGTAATGCTGGCGATTTTCGGGGTACGTCTTGCGGATTCTCCATTCCTCCGGCGAAGCATTCTCTCGGCGGGTGTGCTGCATCAACAGCATTCGGGTTCCTCGTTTCATGATGATACCCCCTTACACCGTCGGCGCTGTGCCGTTAATAGACCGCAGCGCGTCAGAATGAGAGCAGCAGGAATTACCGAGCATTCGGAAACTGCCGCCGCTGGACGAAGTGACAACGCGACACAGGTATTTGTGACGGGTGTCCAGATTAAACACTGTCGCCTGTGCGCCGTTGCATTTCAGCAGCGGATACGTTACCGTTCCGTCGCCGATTGTGATTACTACCGGTGCGCCGATGATCGTTGTGCTCGGAATGTTCTGAGCGATTACGATTCCGTATACGCAGCCGTTCTGGTAATCTCCCGCCGGAATGTTCACCGTCAGCACGCCGCTTGCGTAAGTCACGCTCTGTGAGATACGCAGGTTCGGACACAGTTTTTGTACAGGCTTGCAAGCCATAATCAAAACCTCCTATCAAAGCCGGGGGAATGCCCCCCGGCTGAACGTATCTCTCACATGCCGCAGCAGGTGTTGCAGCCGCAGCCGGAAAACTGGTAAGGTGCCGGAACGGGAAACGCCGGAACGGGTGCCGGACGCAGAGCGTTTACCAGATAATTGTTCTGTGCTTCCTGAGAAGCAGCGAACTTGAGGGTCTGGTTCTCCGTCTGGAGCGCCGCGATCTTCTCTGCCTGACGCGCAGTTTCCATCTGGTCGAGGCGTGCAATAATGCGGTCGGTGTCGTTGTGCGCAGTCTGGATAATGTCACGCGCATTGGTTGCGGCATTATAGTTGGTGTCGCAGAAACCGCGCTCGATCTGACGCTGCGTGTCGCAGCAGCAGGAAGCCATCTGCGTACCCAGTGCGGTAAGGCCAGCAGTTACGCCGTTAAAGCCAGTGTTCATGTTCTGGTTTACGCCGTTGATAAGCTGTGCGTTCTGGTAGCCGAGCTGACAAATTGCGTTGTCTACACCGTGGAAGCCGTTAGAAACCGCGCTGCCGAGCGTGTTGAAGCCGGTAAGCATTCCGTTGTTCATACTGTAAAAGCCGTTGCACAATCCGTCCTGAATGCCGAGAACGGAACGGGACAGGTTGTTGAAGTTGAACTCACTGCACAGATCGGAGCGAGTAACCGCGCCCTGATACCCTGCGCCGTTCGCACCGTTGCCGCCGTTGTTGCCCCAGCCCCAGCCGTTGCCGCCGAAAATCAGTGCAATAATCAGAAATGCGAAAATCCAAGAGCCATCGCCGCCCCACATACCGTTGCCGGAGTTGTTGCCGCTGTCACTGCCAAGAGCATAGCCGGTTGCAAAATCGTTATCCATGTTATATTCTCCTTTTCAGTTATATTTGATCGGAACCGTACGCTTTCCGAACATGACAAATTCACGCCGGATTTTCGTCAAGATTCCGTCAAAACTGAAAATGGATATTTACTTGATCTTCATGCCGAATTGCTGTGCAAACTCGCCGAGGTCGATTCCCCGTTCTTTGGCGATGTTCATCGCCATCTGCCGCAGTGCATCCAGACTTTTCCCCTGCATACTCTGCATAAGCTGATTCACCATCGGAGCGTTGCCTGTCATCTGCTGCAAAAGCACCGTCGGGTTCCCGCCGTGCTGCATCAGCTGCATCAGCTGAATTATGCTCATCATGCCTCGCTCCCTCCCAACTTGTCGCACAGCGTGTTGAACCGTGCTTTCAGCTCGTCAAACTCGCTTCTCGGAACGAACATTGACAAATCCGTTTCCGAGGGTTTATTTGTTTCCTGCATCTGCACCCGGCTGTATGCCGCGAAATCCGCGCAGCCGGTTTGAAGGTTGAGCTGCTTTGTGTAGATATAGCCGTGCGCCGTGTCCGGCATGATAGTAAGCGCACCGGAAAAGTCCGTCTGTACCGCGCGTGCTTCCTCCACGCTTGCCACAGGTCGAACAATATGCTGTGGAGATTGCACCTGCTGTTGCATTGGTGTCTGCATTGGCTGTTGCGGGTACTGCTGTTGATACTGCGGCGTGTAGCCAGTGTAACCATAAGGATATGCCATTAACCCAGCACCTCCGTAACGTGTTCGCTGATGGATTTACTTACCGCCTCTTTGTAGGATATATACTCCTCTAAGCAATCTGTGTTGCCTGCGTTGCGGTAAACTGCTACAATGCGACGAGCGCACTCAGGGTCATACCCCATGCGTTCAAGTCTCTGTTCGTAACTCATGCGATCACTTCCTTATACTTTCAGTATAAGGTCTACAGGGCGTGAAAACCTGTCACAAATCTGTCAACTTGCTGTCACAGCACGCGCAGCATTTTGCATTTGATGCTGTTCAACCGACGATGCACCGTGCTTTCGCTCATGTGCAGCGTCATGCAAATCTGAGTAATAGAGCGCGCCGATGTTCGCAGATCAAACACGGCGCGTTCTTCTGGTGTAAAATTGCACTCACGCCGGAAGTATTCCACCTCCGGCCTTGTAAATTCCGTTAATTTCATGCGGTATCCCCTCGTTATGGTGTCACCGCATATCTTTCCCCTTGTATAAAAAAATCGGGTGCGACACACTTTCGCGCTTCGCACCCTATAAAAACACACCGTCCCACGTCCTCTACGTCTATACCCTATGTAGGTTCATAAGGCTTCGGGGAGCGCAGGAACAATGCGTTTTTTCAATCCTGATAGAATTATACCATATTTTATGTCCGTCCGCAACTTAGCCGTAAAGGTGTGCACGGTCGTTGATAACCAGCAGGCGCAGCAGGTCGGTCGTCAGTGCCAGCTTGCCCTGATCGTCGCCCTGCAAAAAGCCCTTGTTCACCAACTTCTGCACGGTGTCTTTCGCCCACGCCGGGCATTCGGCAACGCTGTTGTATACTTTCTTTGCGCTTTCCGCTTTGTTGATCTCCTGCTTTGCGATTGCGCGGGTCTGTGCTTCCGTCATATCTTCAACCTCTTTCTCTGTCAGCATGGTTTTGAACTTCTCCCACAACTGAGGATTGCGAATCCACGGTTCGGGACAATTTTTTCTCGTCACATCATAGTGACGGCACACGCGCGATACCGGTACATGGTACTTTGCCATCAGCGCACGGGTCAGCTTTGCGGCACGCTTCATGGTCTCTTCCGGGATAACGTACACGCCATTCCGGATAACGCTGCACATCTCAATGCCGATAGAATTAGCGTTCCGGCAGTCGTTGTAATAGCTTCCGCCGCGTTCCCTGCCGCAATGCCATGCCGTGTCGCCGTCCTTTACGCTCTGCATGATTCTTTCCGTATCCACGAAATAATGTGCGCTTGCGTTCAAACCGCCCTCACGCGCGAAATAATCCGCGTTATTCTGTGCCGTATCGCCGTTGCCGGACGTAAAGTGCAGGCAAATCCAGTTGATTGGGAACTCTCTGCCCTTGCGGTAGTTTCGTTCATTACACTGCTTAAATGGAATACTCATTTACTCACCCTTCTTTTTCGGTGCGGTGTAGGTCAGCGCCGTTTTGGAATCCGTAATACCCGCCGTGGTCGGGTCAATGAACACGCTCAGCACCGCAAGGCACATCGTGCAGAGCTGCACCGGATTAGACAGCACCGAAACAATACCGTCCCACACAGCCGCCCAGCTCGTAAACGTCTGCGGGTCAACACCAATGGCCGTGATTGCCACGCTGACAATACCAACCCAAAACCACGGGTTCTTCATTCGTACAGGGATATTTACCTTCATACTATCACCTCGCAATATGGTCTATAGCAATTCCTTCTAAGAACTGCTCGTACTCCTTGGTTGTTTTTTCAATGGCCGCAAGTCCTGCTTCTACCTCACCGTTGCAGTGACCGCGCTTTAATGCCATTGCTACACCAACGGTAAGCTGACAGTTTGCGTTAATCATTGCAAGCTGTAAGCGTCCCTCTTTGGCTCGTTGTTCCGCCCTCCGGTTTACCCGCTCCGATTCTTCTTTTGCTCTCTTATCACGCTTGCCGGACTGCGCCGCCATAGCAGCGCAGATAATTCCGGCAGCACCTGTGATAATGGTGCAGATAACTTCCGTCGGCATAATCAAATCCCCAGCAGACGCTTATCCTCAACGCTGAGAAGTTCAGGCACGCCGGTCTGCTGTGCGCGCCAGTGCTTGTACTGAGCGCGCGAGAGCGCGTCATGCTTGAGGTTGTGGGCGTTATCGAACTTATCGAGCTGCACGCCCATGTCTCCGTGGTACTTCTTCACTTCTGCGTAGTTCTTGATGTAGATGTTGTTGGGATACATAACTTTACTCCTTTTCCGTTGTGTTTATCGTGTGCTTACTCCGCCGTACCGCCGAACTCAGCAGGCACAAGCTCCGGCATACCGCACTCGTCGATCAGGATTTCCGCTACCTGCTTCCGCAACTTCTTCGGCACCTGCTCAAACTCACACTTGCCGAGGATTACTCTCTGCGCGAACAAAATTGCCATCATAATAACCGTCCTTTCAAAACGTTCTCGAATATTGTTGATTAACTTACGCATAAACAATTTGCGCCATTTCCACGATGCAGTCTTCGTAAAAAGACTGCTGATCGGTCAGCGCAGCCACCTGCTGCTTAAGCATTGCGTTCTGCGCCACCAGTTCTTCATTTTCTGCCACGAGGTCAGCCTTGCTTTTCTCGTTCGCCTTGGCTTCCCGCAGCAGATTGTCGTAGTTGGCTGTTACCTCGTCTAACAGACCGGGTGTGTCATCCACCTCAGTAATGTACTCATCGTACACCCAACCGGTATGACCGTCCTTGTCTTTCTCCTGCTTGGCATTCTGGGTCAGCCGTACCCACGCCCTGCCGGGCTTGTTTGGCATACTGCCTGCCGCAACCTCAGGCGGTTTGACATCTCCGTGCACTCTCAATTCGTACCACTCCTTTCAAATTTTGCACGCCCACTGGACGTACATATTTAACCATTATCGTTTTGCTGGCACACCATTTCAGCCGCCCAAGCCGACTAAGCAGTGCTTGTGCCATCTTTACCGACACGCGCTCCGCGACGCGCAGACAGTCCCTGCTTAGATTAAAATTTATACTTTGAAACATGCCGGGGGTTGCGACCCCCGGACCCCCGGAGGGGATTGCGAGGCTACGCCTCGCACAGGAGACGCGCGGAGACGTTCGAGTACGAATCCGAAGAGGCGCCGTCCGCATAGAAGCACAACAGACCTGCATACGAGCCATTGCTCCAATCGCCACCAACATACAGCACGCGCCAGTCAGACGAGGAATAAACGTAGTCCGGGACGTAGGTTGTTCCCGAGCCACCAGACGTTTTCGGAATCAGTAAACCATTGTCGGTAACAGTCAAATCCTTAATCCAACCAGAGCCGGAAAGCGTGCCAATATTGGTGTAGCCGCTCGAGGTATTGTCCGCGTACTCACTTGGGTCAGTACAGTAATACGCCGTTGTACCATTGGCGTTAAAGCCGTCAATAAACTGGTATACATTGCCCCACAGGTTTTCGATCCAACGGTACTGCACTGCGGTTTTACCGTCTGTGCCGCTCGCGCGTCCCGTGTGATAGGTCATGCTGTCTGTGCCGCCAGAATTGATTGAAGAGGAATTATTAGTGCATCCTTGTCCAATCTTACTCTGACAGTTCCAATCCGCAAATTCGACGATATACAAAAAGATAATCGCACAATACGTTGCGAAATCGTACAAATGGAACTTTTGTCCAATGCTTTTAGCTTTGTTTCTTGCCGTATCGCGAGTTATAGAGACAACAGGCTCTCCGACGCTGATGCTGTACCCTCCACGGGTCATGTGATACTTACCGATATATTTATTTGAACCAGGATGCTTTGTAAATCCACTTTTCGGCTTGTCCGAAACGTAGAAATACTGCTTTGTGCCGTTACGTTTCGCCGCAATATAGAACTCCGGAATAAACACCATGGTAAAGTTATTAGAACGTGAGAACCCGCTGTCACCTTTCCATGCTGTCACAGCGCCTGCATTGTTCAGATTGCACTCTTTCATGCCGCTCCATGGCATAAAGCTGTCAAACAAGCTGCTTCCAGAGCCAGTTCCGACAGCTGGAATTGGCTCAGTCGTCACCGACCGCGTAACCAATCCGTAAGGGTCGGTGCTCGGAGTTAAGCGCGTCAATGCGGTGCTGCTGTTGCTCGTATCCCACATCACACCGAACACGTTAGCATAACTCAGCGTCAGCGACTTACTCTGACCGCTGGCGGTAATGCTTACCGTGCCCTCTGCTGTCTGATCACCCTTGATAGCCTTAATTGTCCAAGTACCCGCCTTACCGACGGTAAACACAGCCGTACCATTGCTTGTCTTGGTCAATACCGTACTGCCGAGCGTAGCCGTTACCGTTGAACCACTATCTACGGTTACGGTAATCGTACTCTGGAATTTCTCAAGCGTTACTGCAAGCGCCGTGTAATACGCCTTGGTCGTCACCTCGGCGGTGTAGGTCACGCCGTCCAGCACGCACGACAGCGTGTAGGTGGTATTGATACCGAGTACGCTTACAGTTGCCGTCTTGCTGCTGTCCACTGTGCCGGTGTAGGTTTCACCGCCGCCCTTGAGCGTCCATGCCTGACCGACAAAATCAGCCGCAAACGTGATGGTGATGATTGAACCACCGCCAGAACTCGGAGCATTTACAGCGCCAAGTACATTGTCTTCTGTAAAACCTGCATACTGCCCTTTCTTGCCCTTGATTTTATCTTGCTTGTTATCCCATGTTCCCGACTTTTCAATTACTTTACCGACCGCAGAATCAATCTGTGCGCCGGTATGAGAGGAATTATAAGCCATGCCATCACTCCTTCATGCAAAGAAATTCGTTTCCGTCCGCGTCGAGCATGGTTTCGTTGCTGTCAGACGGGATAAAGCCCCAGTTGTCGTTCCAACTGCCATCCATACCCTGCGCGTAGAGGGAAATGCGATATTCGCCATCGCCAGAGAGTAGGAAATCATCGTAGACCTCGAACTGACGTTGTGTTGCGGCAGGGGTCTGAGAGAAGGACGCAATGAGCGTCCCTCTCCCTCTGCCCCATTCCTCGCCGGACATCGTAGCGCGACATTCAAATGCCTTGTACGGAATGTCCGACTGAAATGCAACAATCACCTTGTCGAAGCCAGAAACCGCCGAAATCCTCTCTCCCGTGATGGAAAAAGTCAGATTCGGAGCTGCCATTTACGCCACGCTCCAAGTACCGGCGGCGTTCTTTACGAACACCTTGACGATCTTCACGCCGTCGCCAGCGGATGCAGTTTCGAGGTCTGCGCCGTTGATAGTGACATTGATTGCAGTGTCGGCCTTGTAGCCACCTGCAGTACCGCTGGTGTTGGTAGAACCGGCAGTAACCGGAATCTGCGTACCGGCATTTTCAAGGCTGGATTCGCTCGGAACAACCTTGATCTTGTATTCCTCGAAGTCCACGTTTGCAGAGAACGAGAACGCAGATACATTGAAGGTTGCCACCTTAGAAATCTTGCTCTTGTCCGGGCCGGTAATCGTAACAACCGGAACAGCGGTATCCAGCGTGATCTTCGCGGTAACAGTTGCGGTTTCGTTGCCTACGTCGTCTCGCACCTTAATAGATACGGTTTTCTGGCCGTCGCCAGTGGTCAGCGTGATCGCCTTAGACTTTACAAACGTAGCCCATGCCGCTTCGGCTTCCGTTTCCGCACCAGCCACGCCCCAAATCTTCATCTGGTAGCCGGTAGTTTCGGTATCCGTCAGACCGATCGTTGCCGTTACTGACGTACTGGTTGCATAAGCAGCACCGTTGTTCAGTTTGAGGGTAAGCCCGGCAGGAGCGGTCGTGTCCAGTGTTAAGTTAAAGAAAGATGCCATGTTTTACACTCCTTTTGTGTTTAATTCAAGGTAAAGGTAGGAACTCTTGCGGCGATAGAGCAATTCATCGCCCAAATACGCCTCGTAAATTCCCATCTTTCCTAAGAAATACGCGATAATGCTTTTGTCTCCGATATACATTCCGTCACCCCGTTATCAGATAAAGCACAGTTTCATCGTGCTTTTCGATTGCGTCATACTCTACACGGGTCAAGACGCGAATAGCGGAAACATCATTTGAAAACACGTTGCCATGCCCACCGCCCGATGCAGGTACACCGGTATCTTCTTCACCAATCCACCAGTTACCGTTGTCTCCGATGAACGGAGTTAAGCCTTTCGCGCTTGCGCCCGTGTCCTTGTCTGCAATTACCCAGTTGCCGTTATCGCCAATGGTTGGGTACGTGTTGGCAAGCGCTTGCATTCGCTTTTCAAGTTCGGTAAACGCTGTCGGGATTTCCGGCCAGTGTGCGTCACCGCTCATCGTAGGCGGGATGTATACATGGATGCTGTTTGTGCTGCGCGTTTTCTCGCCTTGCTTGCCGTGCAGCTCGAAAGCATATTCACCTGCAACGGGAAGGTTCTGCGCAGTCAGCAACACCGAGATTCCGGTTTCGTCCTGCTGCATCGGCAGGATATCCATGTTCCCACCTGCTGACACATACATTTCCCACATCCAGTCAGGCGGGAGATCACCTGTAACTGTGATGGAGCGCGTCAGATTATCATGCTGGCGGGCAATTACTTCACAATCTGCGGTAAGCTCCCAGTTCTTGAAATAAATCATGTGTTCTTGCCCTCCAATGCCGCGACACGCGCAGTCAGCGCGTCTAATGCCGCTTTGAGTGCATCGTTTCCGGCCGAGGTGTCGTTTACTTTATCGACTGCATTATCAATGTCCTCACCGCCGTACCGGCTTGTATAGTAAGTATCAGCCATTAAACAACCAACCTCCTTCCGTATTTGTCTGAAATGATTTTGCCGTTCTTGTCATGGACTGCACCGGAATCAGAAAGCGCTTTAGGCAGGCGATAATAAATAAGGACGCAACCCGGTGCACCGTCAGTCCCGCTCGTTCCTGCTCCGCCTGCTCCTCCAGATTCTGGTAAATAACTTGCGTTGAGCGTTACAGCGCCTACACCGCCGCCGCCACCGCCACCGTGTCCGCCGTGTCCACCAGCGCCGTATATAGTCGGTGCTATAATTGCATCTGGAGTTCCACCGTTTCCTCCTGTATAGCCATGAATTATTCGCATGCCGCCACTGTTCATAATGGCATTTCCGCCATCCGAACCATTTATGCCATACGCAGCGCCACCGCCGCCACCGCCAGAACCGCCTACAACGGTTCCATCTCTTTTGGTTCCACGAACGCCAGTTCCACCCTTTCCTCCGAGATATGTTAAAACATCGCCTCCCGGACTGCCGCTCACCTTTTCATCGGTGCTTGGAAAACCTCCATCACCGCCATCTGCGCCTGTGATTCCATCGGTTCCCCATACACCATACGTTATTCCCGTTGTCGGTTCAGAAAATCCCTCAGAAGATGATGCGCCATCTTGCGATGTATATCCCGCGAAAGAAGTGTCCGTGCCAGCTGTTCCTGCATTCACAGTATCAGAGGAATATTCTCCGCCTACTCCTTTAACGCCGATTTTTGCATTAAATTGATCGTTTGGAGTTACTTTCAGTTCGATAGTATAAATTTTTCCGCCCTTGCCTGCGGTTCCTCCTTTTCCTCCTTTTCCTCCTTTTCCGGGGCGTAGAGTTCCGTTGGTATTGGTAGCTTCATCTGTACTTTCGCCGTTTTCACCGCGTTCGCCTGAATCGCCGCCTGCACCGCCGCCAATCAGAACAATACGGACACTTGTAACTCCATCCGGCACAGTCCACGTTCCATCTTCGGTCAGAACTTCGACCGTATCGTAATATTCTTGTTCTCCAATATCCTGTGGCTTATAGCCGACCAATACGCTTTCCTGCGCCGCCAGTCTGCCGGATACGGTAACATCGGCGCTTTCAATGCAGCCGGTCACTTCACCGCCGTAAGGGTGCGAAATCTGCACCATATCGCCGGGAGTTTCGCGTTTGATAGCGATTTTATTATTGATACGCTCATTGTAGCTGTAATACTCGGCAAGGCGTTCCGCAACGGCGTTTGCGTTTACCAGAGATACAAGCGTTGCATTCTCAACCTTTACCGTGTTGTCCGACTGTTCAACCAGACTGCGGTTGCGGGTGTTTGTCGGGGTAATAATCTGTCGAGTAACGTGAGTGTACTTCTTGCCATTCAGCACGCCAGAACCGGCAGTAACAATGGCATAATTCGCGCCGCTTTCTGTGATTTCAAAGCCTGTGGCTTCGAGATCATAGCACGGGTCGTCAAACGTGATCTTATCGCCCGCTGAGGTAGTGCCGTTGAACAGTTCCGTAACTTCCGTTGTGCTCTGCGAATAGGCGTGCTCGGTTACGATAACTTCCGTAACCGGAGTTGCATATTCTACCGAGCCGCCCGCGTACATTTCACTTGCAGTGATTTCGCTGGACTGTCCGTCCCACAAACCCTCAATGCGGATTGCACCGTTATAGTCAACTTTCAGCGTTGCGCCGATAGCAAACAGCACTTGCGCAAGGTTTTCGCGCCGCGTTGCAATAGGAAGCCAACCGTACAGCTTGATGTTGGCAATGTTCGACTTCACATAGCAGGTCAGCGGTGAGCAAATGTCCGTACAAACTTCGCGCACGGTTTCGCCGGTATAAATACCGCCGTCGTGGTAGGTTTCATCCAACAGACCAACGGTCGAGGTGCAGGTAAAGTGGTAAGTGTTGATAGAGGTGCGAGAGATTGTCTGCACATAAAAAATCCCCATCTGATTTCCATCATGGTAGAAAGTCAGTGGGGTGTTACGGATAAATTCCGTTAAACTGGTATCATCCGACTGCACATCAAAGGAAAACGTGTCAATTTCCAGCGAGGCACTGTTCAGCGGACGCGCATAGTACGCATTTCCGCTGATTACATCGTGTGCATCGAACGTGCGGTCAAGATATGTGATTGTATTGGTTCCCATGTGTCACGTCCTTTGCGGTGCCATTGCGATAAACTGAACGGAAAGTCCCGTCCAGTATGATTCTCCGGGTTTCTTGCGAATGAGATTGTCTTGTCCGGCAGTAACGTACGCCCTAAAACTCAGCGTTCCTTGTCCGTAAGGTAAAACTACACTGTGGCTGTCCTGCGGTGCGCTCAACACCTGATACAGCGCGTCATAGTCTCCGTACTTGCCCACCATCGGCATCAACTTCATTTCGTAGTTGTAAAACGTGCCGATGATATCACGAATCATTGTGCCGCTGAGTGTTCTTTCTGCGTTCTCGCCGTCGAGTACTTGAAAGTTGCGGGTAAGTCCTGTAACAAGGACGTTGTACTTCTTGCCGTCTACGGTAAGTTCCATTTATGCACCTCCTGTTACAAGGCTCACGCCGCGCCGCCGCGTTTCGCCGCTGTTGTACGGGCCGGTAATGCGTGCAAACTTCGCGCCGTCGATGTACAGCTCGATAGGTTGACTGCTGTTGCCCGTGCCGCCGCGTGCATCCAGGGCCGCGTTAAACGCATCAATCATGGTAGACAGCGGGGTTTCGATGTTCACGCCGCTTTTCTGATCGCCCAGCAGAGCGAGAAATTCACTGTTCGGACTGATAACCGCGCCGTTTGCAAGGGCGGGGATATCAAGTGCATACGCAGCAGTAGGAGAATCCAGCGAAAATGCGCTTAATCCGCCACCCAATGCGCCAACAAGCGACGAAATACCACTTCCAATGCCACTTCCAATTTTGCTAATCAGATTAAGGACAAAGGAAATAGCGTCACCCAGTTTCGTAATGGTATCTGTCAGTCCCTTGATAATAGAAATAACAGAAAAACCGATGAACTGAACGATAGGTTTGATAATGCTCCAAATCGTTTGCAGAATCGGAGCCAGCGCAGATACTACCTTATATACTGCCTGTAACGCCGCTGCAAGAAGATTGAGAACTGCCGGAGCAGCTTCTTCGATAGTCCAGCTCGCAAGCGGAAGTAAAACGTTCTCCCATGCCCACGCAAGGCCGTTCATAATCAGGTCTACAACCGGTTCGAGCGCTGCCATGAAATTGTTAAATGCCGTGACAAGAGGTTCAAAATTCAAACCACTTGCCCAATCCGCCGTTGCCTGTGACATTTTATCAATTCCGGCTAATACATCATCAACGATTTTGAGGATGCTCTCCCAAACAGCTACGCCATTCCCGTTGTATTCCCACGCAGATTGCAGGTTTTCAGCCAGTGATTTTATCGCATTCTCAATATTCGTGATGATGGAAAGAATATTCGAGAAGATACTTTCGCCTAACCCTGCGTCAGTCCACGCCGTGATAAACGCCTGTCCGATAGAATTCACGAGGTTTACTATCGCTGTAATCATTTGTATCAAGGTGTTTATCATCGTTTGTCCGGCATTACCATCATTCCACGCGGCTAAAAACGCTTGACCGATTGCGCTAATTGCCTGAACCACCGTGGTAATGAGGGTCATAATGCTTTGCAGCATGATTTGTCCCGCGTTACCATCGTTCCATGCCGCAATGAATGCCTGCCCAATAGATGTGATAATCTGAATGATCGTGTTCAGCAAGTTCATAATTGCTTGCAACATCTGTTCGCCCGTGTTGTTCGTGTTCCACGCATTGGTAAATGCCGTTGCAATGGCGGTAATCAGATCGAAGATGGTTTGCAACAGCAGTTGAATATTGTTCAGCGTTTCAAGTCCGGTTCCGTTCGTCCAGATTGCCATAAACGACTGACCGATAGCGGAAACCATGTCTTTCAGCGCAGAAAGAGCGTTCTTTGCGCTTTCAATAGTTTGCTGTCCGTACTGCGCCCACGAATCCTGAAATACTTTCCAGAAGTCAGTGAGCCATTGCGGTGTCTGATTTTTTACTGCGGAATAATCCGTATCAAACTTGGGTGCGCTCGGGTCGGTCGTGTTATTGCTGTTATTGGTTAATTTCTGGACTGTATCGAACGATGCAAGAGCCTTTTCAGCTTTCTTCGCAGACGATGCCGTGGAATCCAGTGCATCCGTTTGCTTGTTCAGTTCCTTTGCATTTTCCTGTGCCTGCTGTGCAGTCGTACCGAACACAGACGCGATAAACTGCGCCATCTGTGCCGTTACCTGTGCAAGAGCCTGCATCAGCTTATTCAGCCATGGGATGATAGATTCATAGATAGGCTGAAACGCCGTCAGCAGGTTGCTTTTCACCTGTCCGAACGACTTTGCAAACGTTTGGTTCGCAAGCAGAGCCTTGCCCAAACGGTCAGCCATTGCCGTAAGCGCTTTGGAAATCAAGTTGAAGAACAACGCGCCCGCAACGATAGATCGCAGACGCACACCGAACGACTGTACGCCGCCCGTTGCTTTCTTCATGGACTTTTGGCTGGAACGTCCGAAATTGGCGAATTTGGCTTTGAGCTTGTCAATCGCTGCGCCCAATTTGCCGCCGAGAAAATTTTGCAGACTTCCGACAGACGTTTTCAAGCCAGCGCCCAAACCCGCAATAACTCGTTTCAGCTTAGCCATTTTGGAATTTGTCTGACTTACGAAGTCATTCATTTCCGACTTGGACTGTTTCAGCCCGGCCTTCATGTTCTCTAACTGCGTGGTCTCATTGGCAAGGCTTTGCCGTACATTCTGACCGGCGCTGCTCATCGTGGACGATTGCTTGATCTCGGCAAGCTGTTGTTTCAGTTGTGCCGCTTTATCATCTGCGTTTCGCAGAGCTTCGCCCAATTTATCCGATTCAGCAACAAGCGAATTCAGCTTTTGCGCCGATTCCGAGAATTCCTCCTGTGGGATTGCGCCCGTTGCCGCCTGTTTCAGTTTGGTGTTGTAATCGCTCTGAGCCTTTTCAATCTCAGCGTTTACTTCATCCAACCGAGCAGCCAGACGTGCGGCTTCTTTCTCCGTTGCTGCAAGGTCGGCTTGCATTTTAATGCCCTTCGTGCCTCCAGCAGCTACCTTGTTCCACTGTTCAGCAAGTTTTTGTACCTTTGCGGCTTGTTTATCTACGGCGGCTGATTGCTTCTCAATGTCTTTCGTCATTTGTGCAATCTGCTTTTTCGCTTGTTCGTCGCTTACAGTAGCGTCGATTCTGATAGAGCCATCCGCCATTTATTCACCGCCTTTCTAATTGATCTGCGCCCAGAAAGCGTCAATAGCTTCCTTTTCCTCCTCGGAAAGTGCGGGTGCAGGGGTTAAATTACGTTTGAGACGTTCGTATTCCTGTTTCTGTTTTCCCTTCATTTTGCTTGTGTCCGTGCCTCTGATTTGCAGAGCATGAGACATTGCCGAATCTTCGTTAAGGCTTTCCATCATTGCCATAAACTCAAACCAGTGCAGATTGACCTTGTGCAGCTCAATGCCGAACGTCTGCCGGAACGATGCGTACAACCGTGCAGAATCGAAATCGAACCACATCATGCGTTTACCGCCGGGTTCAATCTCTCTATCGTCGCCACAGCGAACAAACCACTGTAAACCTTCCAGCGCAATGTCAATGGGCGGCATCCCTGCTCCGTAAAGCAAGGATAATGCCACCCATACACGGTCATTATCGCTTAAATCCGGGTCGTCCAATGCAAGGGAAATCTGAATGCCGATTCTGTAATCCGTGCGAATCAGATACCCCTTGTAAGAGCTTGGCAGGCGGTCGAGCAGCATGTTAAACACTGCCGACACGCTCCGCGCTGTACTTGCTCATGTTTGCTGCACGTTTCTCAACGTGGCTGTCAATGATGGGGGTAAGCTGTGCGAAGAAATCAAGAAACTGGTCGGAGGACGGAAGCACCGCACCAAACACCTTCGCGCAAGTATTTTCGCCAATCAGCGCGTCGATTTTGTCCTTAACGTCTTTGTCAAACGCTACGATATCGTCCAGAGTGTCCAGAACGTCGCCTTTCTTCTCAGAAATAGCCGTTGCCTTGTCTTTGATTTCATTCAGCAGGTCGAAAAAGCCTTTGACAAAGCTATCATCAGACAGCGGAAGGGAGATCGTCTCTCCCTTGTCGTTGACTTCAATAACCTTTACGCCGCTGTTTACGCGGATACTATCCATTCCTCGTTACCTCCTTATACGGATACGTTCGCAGTGAATACCGGTGCGCCGCCGGTGATCTTAACAGTGCCCGGGATCGGGTCGCCTACATAGTTCAGCGTATATTCCAGCGTCGGAGATTCGCCGCCCGCGCCGCCGTAGGTATCAACCTGTACAGATACTTCCTGTACTTCTGCAACGTAGGTTGCAGTGTCGCTGTCACTGGTAGCATTCCACATATCCACATTCAGCAGCCATGCGTGGGAATCTGCCAGAGTAGCACGAGCGCGACGCTTCTTGTCGATAAACTCAAACACACCGTCGCCCTTGGTGCACTGCTGAGAAACGCTCATGGTCGGCTGATAGCCGGTAATCTCAGTAGTTGCAGAATCAGAGATAATATCCTGCTCGGTCTCAGTCTGTGCACCGTAGTCCGTAGATGCTTCGGTTACATTCTTGCCGATTCGTGCCCACTTTGCATCCGAATACTCGCCCATCTTGTCGGACGTATCCAGAAAGTGTGCAATCAGAGGACGTTTAATCTTTTCAGTTGCCATTTTTACACCTCAACTTCATAGTTAATGGTTAAGAGGATTTGGTAATCCTCGGTTAAATCTTCGTATCGAGCGATAAGCCCCGCAGGGGTCGTTCGCTCAACAGATGTGACGGTCATTCCCTCGCCGAGATCAGGCGGGTTTTCTTCCGCCCATGCTCCCAGCTCATTCAGTAAGGATTCAACGTCGAGACGTTCCTCGCTGTCGGTCGGCAGGGCGCGATACATCACGCCGAACGGGTACTGTGCAGCATATCCGCCGTCAATGTACTGTGCGGTTTTATACGCGCTCTGTACACTGGTAAGCATCATGCCTGACCGTTCCGGCGGGAGATATTCAAACTCGATTTCGGGAGCATAGCCTTTCAGCCATAAAAGAACAGCCCGTGAAACACCGTCTTGTTCACGAGCTGTTACCGTGTTCAATTTCTCACTCATCGGTCAAAATCTTGCGCACTCCTTCCCTCCAGTGTCCCTCGTTCACCGCGCGGCTTGCCTCAAACCAGTGCGATTGCGCGTGTTTGTGCACCGCCTTACTGTATTGAAGGTCGCGCTCGGTCAACACCTTGCGCACGCCCTTAGGCGCGAATGTGCTTCCTGTTGCCGGGTCGATCATCACCTTGACGTAATACTGAAAACGTGCATACGGTGAGGCATACACGATGGTATGCCCGTGCCGCTGCACGTTCATTGCCAGTGCTCTGGTTCGCGCCGGAACAAACGGGTCGGTGTCCTTGATGATCTCCTCAACAAGCCACGCGTTCGCCTTTTCCACGCGCCTATCAAGCACGTTGTTTGGCAAGTGCAACTTCATAGAGTAACGTATCATCGTCCGCCCACCTCCAAATGCTGCAACAGGCCGTAGTCATAGCGCGAAACGCTTGTCACCCGGTATGTCTCGTGCTTCTCACGGCATTTCTGGTAACTGCCCTCGTCCGGAACGTCACCCCGGGCGAAATAGTCCTTTTCAGACGATAGCGTAAGTTCGCACGGCAGAGGGATATGCAGCGTGACGGAATCCGCGCTGTTAAGTGCGGTTTTCGTCGTCGCTGTGCCTCTGGTGCTTTCCAGCAACACACCTGTAAGCACTGTTCGGCCGGACGGCTGAAAGATTGTCACAGTGTGCGGTAATTTCATGCTGTCACCTTTGCCCTTTCAAACTGTGTCGGCAATTCTGCCGCTTCGGAAAACGCCTTGTATTCGCGCCGTAACGCTTGCAGACGTATCTTTGCATTGTCTGCTTGCTCGGTATCCCCAGCGGCTTCAAACGCCATCCTACGCCGTGTCTGCTTCCGCATAGCTGTTTCCAACTTGCGCTGCATCTGCGTCGCTTCGTAGGCGGTGTAAGTCTTGCCCTGATACTCAAACGGCGGCGGGTCGATGTTCTTTAGTTCATCGTCCGTATAGACGCGCTCAGAAACGCCCTCCAAAAACGGATGCCGATGGTGGTGGCAGTTAGCGCCCTCCAGACCGTCAACCTGTCCCAATCCGCAAACCTTGTAGATATTCGGGTACTTGCTGCTGTCTTTCGTGGCGTATACCTTGCCTTGCCAGCGCTTATGATTTGACCAAACGTGCGGTTTGTCCTTATCGCGTGCTCCACGATGGGCGGTCACTTCGTATAAGTCGGTTTCCAACACCTCGGCCGCTTCTTCGGCATACTTGGATGTAACCTGATTCAGACCGGTTACAATAGCACGCCGCGCCGCAACGTCTGCATGGTTCATCCAACCGGACGCATAATCAACGGTGCGAATACCGCTGTCAGCCAGTTCCCGTACAGCATCTTCAAGTGCCTGCTGCACCGTAAATCCGCCGGAGTAAACCTTCATTTCTGCCTTATCAAGCACAGCCTGATAGGCTTTTGCAATAGGACGGAACACGATTTCGCCGTTCGTCTGCACAGCAAAACCCAAAGAACGGGTAATGTTGCGGTACTCATCGAGCATTTGCTTGCGAATCAGTTCAATTTCTCGTGCCGTCACGATTTCAAGTGGCATTGTAATACCTGCCTTGTCGGACAACTCGCCGTAATACTCGCGGTTTAGCTTTACCGCACGGTCAAGCGCGCTCTGCACTTCCTCCGTGCTGGTCTTGGTATGATTTGCGATACGCCGTTCGATGGTATCCATATCCAGACCGTATGCTTTCAGCGTGCGTATGTCGTTGATCGTTACCTCATTCAGTTCGCCGGTCAGCTTGAATCGGGAGCAAATCTCACGCAACAGGTCATCTTCCATTGCGAGGATTGCTTTCACAAGCGGTTTAGGCGCGTTTTCAAGGTATTCCGGAGTAATAGGATACTTCATCAGCCGATACCGCCATAGAGTAGGCCAGTACCGCACAAATACTGTGCGATAAGTCGTTTTTGCCGATCTTCAATGCTCTGCACCTGTGCAGCAATAGCAGAGTTAGCGCCGTAACTGCGAGACCACGAGCCGACACTCTCAGAGGATACCGCGCCGCCGTCCGTAGAAAAGACGGCGGTTTCTGCGGTTTCCTGATTGTGCATGACTTCTGCCAGCGCACAGTTAAGGCGTTTTACCCGGTGCATTACAGTGTCGCTCAGAACGCCGTCAGAGCGTCCGAGCGTTGCGCAAGAGATAATATCCGCCGCTCTCCCTGCTACGCGGTCGTAATCCTTCTCATCAATCTGATTACCCTTGTAACAGGTGCGGTAAAAGTCATAGTTTGCGTACACGGCGGATTGCTCCTTTCTTTACGACGGCAGGGTTACAGTTGCAATGTACAGGCCGTTCGGGTCGGGCAGAACCGGGATAAACATACCGGATGCCTTAGTCCAGATTGCAACCGGGTCAGGGGTCTGCCACTGGGTCATGGTGATGTACTGGTTCTGCGATGCAGCAGTAAATGCGCCCTGTGCTTCCTCTTCCGGAGTTACACCCCACAGACCAGCGCCGAACGAACCGTTTGCCATAGTTGCGAGGAACGCAATCTTGTTCTTCGGGAAGTAGCGCTGAGTAGTCAGCGTGCCATCTGCCTTTTCGTAGTTGTAAACCTGATCGTTTACAGTGATTCGCTCAATGCCGAACAGACGGGAGAACAGGCTCGTAATCTCGTCCTGAGTTGCCAGACGGCCCGCAAAAGCAGAGCCGAAAAGCGCGTTCTGGATAACAGCGCTCTTAGCAAGCAGGCTGAGAACAGCAGAGCTGGTGACGATCTCGCGCAGTACGCGGCCGGTTGCAATAGCAGCGTCGCGTACGCCCTGAATATCGTCGAGGATGGTCTTTGCCTTTGCCTCGGTAGACCAGTCGAAAGTCTTGTTCGTGTGGTCGGTCGGAACGCCGAAGTCGATAGTGGTATTGACGTGGTTCTCGTTGATGGTCATCTTGCCGGTTGCAAGAAGCTCCTGCTTTGCAACCTCGGTACGGGTCTTTACACCCTCGGCCAGACGCGCCATATCGTCAAAGATATAGTCGAGAATCTCGTTGTTGGTGCTTACGCCGTGGTTGCGGAGCAGGCGGACACGCTCAGAAAGGTTGATCTTGCGCTTGATGAGCAGCTTCTCAACGGTTACGATGCTTGCAGTCGGGCGGGAGCCGATCTGTGCCTCTGCGTCGAGCGCGTGCACGGTTGCCATGGTCGGCAGGTATGCGCTGTCAGACATTGCGAGGTACTTTGCGGTGATATTCTGGGTCTTCTGGTCGGGGAACAGACGGTCGCCGGACAGCTCCGGGCGTGCAATTTTGAAATTCTGACCGAAGTCCAGCAGGTCAGCTTCTTTCAGCAGTTCTACAAATTCCATAGGTTATTACTCCTTTACGCTCTGGTGGTTTCCGGCGCGTTAACAAAAACAACGCCGCTCTTTTCGAGGGTGGACTTTGCGCCAGTCTTGGAGCTATCGTCCGCGCTCGGCTGTGCGGGCAGGCGGTTTGCATATACACGGCCAGCAACAATAACAGCAGCTACACGGTCGCCGTTGGTTACGTCCACGTCCTCAAACACAATGCCCTCTGCGGTGTTGTCGTTCAGCGGGAAGATAGTGCCCTGCTTGACAACCTTTCGATTGCCGTCAGCGGTGCCGAGGGTTGCAGGAATGAGACGGGTCTTGGTAATCAGACCAACTTCGCTTGCGAGGATAGACGGCTTGCGTGCACCGTCAACTTTGTTTACATAAGTGCCCATAGGTTATTTACTCCTTTCCTTTGGGTGCGAACTGTGCGGAATACCGCTGTGCAGCCAGACCAGCAGCACTTACCGTATGCGGTGCGGGATTCTGAATCGGATTTGCAAACGTCGGAGCGGGTTTTTCGCTTTGAAATGCCGCCGGGTCGGATTCCTGCTGCTTCTTGCAGTAATCGTCAAAGCCGGTCAGCGTGCCGTCCTTCATTTCCAGTTTGTTTGCGGTCAGGTCAGCGATAAATGCCTTTTCTGCCGCCTTGGAGGTAAACTTAATGCCCTTTGCAGTGATACCGGCGCGTACTGCGTCCGCATAATCGCGGGCATCGAGCTTGCTCTGGAATTCTGCGGTGTCGGTGTCGTACTTCTTCTGCAAGGTGTCGAGCTTGGTCTTCAAGTCGTCCGCGTCACCCGCATTCTTCTTCAAGTCCTCAATGTCCTTGTCGCGCTGGGTGAGCTGGTCGCGCAGGTCGGTAACGTCTTTCTTGGCTTCTACCGCCTGCTGCTTGTACTTCTCAACATCCTTGCCGTTCAGTGCAAAAACCTTGTCTGCCTGTTCGTCAGTCAGACCGATTTCCAACAGTTCTTCTTTCTTCATGTGTGTACTCCTTTCAGATTAGGCGTTTTAGGTGGTCGCCGTCACCGATCTGCCTGCACTTTTAGGCTTGCAGGATAGCCAATTTCCGTAGTTTAATGCCGTTGCGGGCATGAAAAAAGCGCCTTTCGGCGCTGGATTCACTTTATCAAAGTGTGCTATGCGATTTTCAAAACCGATTATTCGATTTTCAAAGTTGTTCGATTTCGTCCCAAGAAACGCAGCCGATTTTGATTTCTACGTCACGTTCGGGCGAAATAACCAGCTCATAACGTGCTGTGGGATTTGCTCCCAAAACCGATTCGCAGAATGTCTGTTCGACAGAGATTAAATCGCCTTCATACCCTCTGCACCTTACGCGGGGTAAAGAATTGTGTTTATCCATGTTCCGTCCTCCTGATATCCGGTCATTTCTCGTCATCTATTAGCTTTTCAGCACCCGGCATCATTGCTCTTGCTTCTTCCTCGGTTACGCCGTACTTCTTTGCAATGTACAGCTCGCCTCGAATAAGACCGGCAGAAACGTCATTGCGCATATCCGCAAGTTCTTTCTGCTTGCTCTCGGTGTCCTGCACAACGCCGTCTCCCCAATCACACTGCAAGTCCCAATCACCAGCAGGCGCAAGACCGTAAAGCGTGGCGTAAACGTCCATGCCATACAACAGGCCGTTCAGAGCGTGTTCAAGTGCCGCCTGCGTATCCCTCACGGTGACGTACATTGTCTGCTTACTGGATACGATCTCGGTTGCGGTTGCGTTTACCGTCTGAGGGTCGGACAGCGTTCCGAAAGACAAGCCGCAGTTCAGCTCGATCATCTTCAAGGTGTCTTGGAATCCCTTGTATAGTGCATCATTGCGGAATTCCGGTGAAAACTCCTGATAGAAGTCTACGTCTTCAAACGGCATCCGGCGGAACAGACGGTCACGGAGCAGCGGGTTCGTGTGCGATAGTCCGTGCTCATCTACAACGCGCTGTGGAATCGCAGAATCGCTCATCAGGATACGGCGTTCGCCGCTTTCATATTCCCACATGAGCCGCTCCCACTGCTGGTCAGCCTGCCGGATGAGGTCAACTGCTGCGCCGCTGTAAAGCGACACACCGAGCGGACTTTCCGGCTCGATGTTGTTTGCAATCGGCACTTTGAAAAAACCGAAAAGCGGACGTTCTACGTTCTGAATCGTCGTTTCCGGCGCAATCTGTGCCCAGTCCTCTACAGTATTCAGCGGTACTTCCGAGCCGATACTACCGTTCTTGTCGGAGTTGTACGCCTTGTTCTTGATGGTGTACACGCCGCTTTTCAGTTCGTGGTACTCCAATTTGGTATAGTATCGGTTCTTTTCTCGCTTGGTATCCGCGAACACTGCCGCTGTGATTTCGCCGTTGCTGTCAACACTGACCGGGTACGCGCTGCCGACTGTGTTAAAATCCACAAGCACACGGTTCTCTGATACAAACGGCTTGTAGAAGAAACCGCCGACCGAGAGACCCTTTTCAACGTCAATTCGCATGTGCGGAATCATACCGCGCAGGCTTTCATTCAGAAACTCTGCTCGTGCGCCGCCATCAACAGTGATGGTGCTTTCAATGGTGGTTGGGCGTGCCACTGCTCGGCAGATAGCCGACGGCAGGCCGCAAGACGTAACATTCCGGTTGCCGTGCTGACCGAGCCACTCGGCATCGTCCATATACATCCGTCGCCACAGGTCAATGTTTGACTGCATCGTGGAATCATAGACCGCCGTTGCCCCTGTCAGTTCTTCAATTTTGTTTGCCGGAATCATTGCTTGCCTCACCGCCTTTATTAACTGCTTCAACCGTTCAAACATTCACAAGCCCCCTTGCTCTAACCTCTCGGCGCACTATCGTCTGGAAGTAATAGCGTGATGCGTCCATATCATGGTCGAACTCCTTGATAACCGCATCTTCGGGGGATTTATCGTCCCACATATACATGCCGAATTCGTCGATTGCTCCGGTACAGTTTGCATTGTACTGTGCATAACCAGCGGCAAGCAGCGTTCCCATCAGGCGGATACCGTCAAGCACGCTGTTGTCTGCGTCACGCACACGGAATTTACCGTGTCTGCGGATTGTTTCCTTGAACGATGCAGCCGAGGGGTCAATAATGATCGCCTCGATATACTGACCACCAACGAACGTTTCAAGATCGGCGTAGTATTCCTCATCTGTTTTCTGTTTCTTCTCCTTGCGGCTGTCGTGCCGATACGCACGCACGCAAGTTGATTTGCAGGTCATTTCATCAAACCGCCAAAGCTGGAACACGGTCGGGTTAATCGTGCCGTAGTCGCAGGACACAAACCAGCGATTGCCGGAACCTTCACCATCCGTAACGTGCAGTTCGGTCGAGAACATAGGATAAACCAGACCTTCTGCAACACGTCGCATACCGAGGATATCACGCTGATACCAGATGCTCTTGCGGTCGTATGTCGCAAGGATTTCTTTCAAGCGTTCATCCGATACAGAAAGGTTGTCTGCAATGGTGAAATGTCCGTAGTTGAAACCGTAGTTTGGGTTCTCCTGCTGCTTCTCCATATGGAAGTTGAGCACGTCCGTGTAGTACGGGTGGTTCTCGCCCTTCGGGTTAAGATCGTGATAAATGCCACGGTCGCCACTCGTCATGGTACGGTCAAAGACTTCCTGCACAAACTTAGGGTGGCACTCGTTTGCCTCAGTGATATACGCAAGGCCGTAAGTGTTGCCCTTAATATTCTTCTCGTCGCCGTCTTTACGACCGCCGGATACAAGCACGATCTTCTCAGCGCCGTTCCGCGTCTTGACGTAGATGCAGTCTCGGTTCTGGTACTTACCTACCCGGCAATTCTGCTTGCCGAAATAGTTAATCATGCCGTAACCGTCGCAGTCGATGATATTAAGCATTGCCGACGCAGTAGAAACGCCTGCAATGAGGTGGAATCTGTTCGGGTGCTTTTCCAATCGAGCGCAGAACGCCGTTGTTTGCAATACGTTCTTACCGCCACGCTTGCCGCCTTCGGCCACGTTGAACCAACTATGAAGGGATTTATAGAAATAATCCACTTGTTTTTTCGTGAACGGTGCGGGGATATTATCCATCTTCAAAATCCTTTATGTCTCTGTCCGGTGCGGGCTTCATCAGCATATCAACGAGCGGCTGCACGCCGTTGTCGTTGTCGCTTTCCATCGGCGCAGGGGTATCGCTCTGCCCGAGGTACTGCCTACCTAACCAGATCAGCATTTGTATATTTCCACCTTTAGCCGCCTGTACCTGCCAATGTCTCAAACGCAAGCGCATCTGTGACACGCCGCGCACATAAGCCGCCCTTACATCCTTGCGATTCAGAAAGTTTCCTCTCGCAAAGTCCAGAGCGTCCGCAATGTCCGCTTGGGTGTTGCCCTCTGCGGCAAGTTCTTCAACAGCTCCAAGATCAATTACTTTCTTCGGTCTGCCTCTCGGCATTTCATAACCTCCTTTCACCCAATAGAAAAGCACCGAGACTTTCCCGGTGCTTTGTCTGTTGAGTTGTGTTTGCTTAGGTCGAGGACGAGCGAGCGCCACGAGCGCCAACCGCACGACGGCCAACCGCTACACTGCGGCGACGAGTGCCGCCGGAACGACCACGGTTTGCCAGTCTACCACTGCCATAACCACTACCCATGCTCCACACCTCCTTTCAGAGTATACAAAAAGGACTATCTTTCGCAGATAATCCTTTCCGTTATATTTATTCACCAATGATTTTGCTCAAATATTCTTTTGAGCCTTTGCCGATTCGCGCAAACTTCATATCTTCGGTCTTAATCGGACGCTTGACAGCCCGCGCGAATTCCTTGCCTTCGATATACTTTAGGTCAGTGTCGAATTCGAGGGATGCGAGAAATTCCTCTTTCTGCGCTCTGCTGGTAAAGCAGATACAACACCAATATTCAGTGTCGCACATATCGCGGAATCGCTTGTTCTCAGCGCCCATGCGCTCACGGAAACTCTTTTCTACGTCTCCCAGTTCATCGAGGCACTCGCTTTCGAGCTGCTCTAATTCAATGTGATCATCTTTTGTTGCCTTAACTTCGTCGTCGTTCCAATATCCCATTACAGTTCGCCCCTCCTGAATAACTCCAACTCTGCCAGCGGGAACCATGTGATAATCTTCTCGTAGTCCCGCGGGAAATTCTCCTTGATCGGCTTCAAGAACCGATAATCAATACCATCGAACGTTCTACCGAACAGCTTGTAGTCTACCGGCAGCCGAACACCGCTTGCATCAAATTCGCGCAGCAGGTCGGCTTTTACCCAATCGAACACCGGATAGAACCGCTTTGCATTGTGGTTGATCGCTCCATGTGTTTTCATGGCAATGCGCCGCATAGGACTGTCTGCCATTCTAACGCCGGTCGCAGTGTAGACGCATTCCGGCAGGCGCTTGCATTCGCGGATGATCTCGCCAATTTCGGCATCATCATATTCTTCGCCCGGCAAGTCCAGCGCCTCGATCTTGGTTACATGCTCCGGCGATTGGAAGACCAGATTTCGCAGCAGCCGGTACAGTGATCTGTGCGGCAGTCTGTAAATGTGAGTGCCGAAAAAATCCTCATAGTATGCGAGGCTGTTTTCGACGAATTCCAGACCCGGCACAGTGTAACAATAATACGGGATTACATGCTTGAAATACTTTCTAAGCTGCAACCACGCTGCAATGCTGTCCTTACCTGTGGAAAATGCTAAGATCGCGGTATCGCATTCCTCTGCCATAGTACGGCACAGGCTCTCTCCGCTGCTTGCATCTACTCTATCATACACTACGCTTTGTCCTCCTCTTTGTCTCGCTCCATCTGGCAATCAATCGCGCGGGCGATAAAGCCATTCACGCTTTCGCTTCGGCCTTCCACATGAGATTTGATCTCTTCTTTCTTGCCTTTCGGCAGGGTTAAATTAACCCGGTCATAAGCCTTGTTGATGTACTTATTGGTTGCTTTCTGCTGCGCCTTGCTGGATGGCATATAACAGCACCTCCTAACGATAGCTATTATACGCCTAAGATATATTTGTGTAAATATACATAACCTACAAATATACTTGCGTAAATATAGTTATTTTGCCCATTGCTATACTTGCGCAAATATATTATACTATAGTCACAGTAAAGGAAACGAACACCGAAAGGAAGTAATCAATATGACCGCAACCGAGAAAATCGCAATCGCAAAAATTGCAGGCTTGACCGATGATCAGCTTTTCGCCACATGGGAAAGCACCGAGAAGTACGATAGAGAAAACCACATGGCGCAGGTAATGCTTCGCGGCTGGTGCATGGATGAGATCGAGAAGCGCTACCCGGAAGGCTTTGATGAATGGCTCGATTCTGACGCACTGGACAGCGAGCTGCGCCACTACTGCATTAAGTAAGGAGGTAAATACAATGAAAATCATCAACAAGACTTTCACCATCGGCGAAACTTACCGCAGCGATGTAAACGGCGATATCTTCGAGGTGATCGCCATCCGTACGAGCAGCAAGCCCTATAGCGGCATGATTACTTTTAAGCATCGCAAGACCGGCAAAACTTACGAGTGCGGTCTTCCCTATGCGCGCCGCCTGCTGCTCACCAAGTGCTAACGGTTCTCGCGGGTTCACCCTAAAGAAAGGAAGTCTAAGAAATGAAAGAACTCATGGAAAAGATTATTGCAGAGTTTAACGCAAACGGTATCGAATTCAAGAAATGCAATTACAATCAGTTTACCAGTGACCTTGAAGGTCATAGATATGAAAAAGGATTTAGAACCTTTTATATTGAAGAAGTTCATCGTCATAACGGCACTGATGAAAACAAAAATTGCAAAATCGAAGTCACTGAAAATTTAGGTAATTCCTGTGCAAAGCGCATTGGAGAAGTACGGGTTAATGTAAACGCTTCTGACCGTGTTATCAAGAACCGAGTAAAGAAGATTATGGGAATCTACAAAGGCTAAACTCCAAAGGTTCTCGCGGGTTCACCCTTAAAGCCCGCACCCATAAATTTTAATCTGGAGGTACAAACCATGAACACCATCAAGCACACCGAGTACAAATACAACGGCCGCCGCGTTATCCTCGACACCTGCGAACTCACGCCGGGCAAATACGAGACTATGCTCCTGTACCCCAACGGCCACGAGATCGACTGCCGCACGGCACGCACCGAGGCGGACGCAATCGCAGACTTTGACGAGCTGCTGACCGCCTACCCGGCAGACACCAAGCCCACAGCACCCAAGCCGCTTACCGGCAAGTACGCCAAGCTCCGCGACGATCTGCGCAAGGTGTACGAGATCGGCAAAGCCGCAGCCGCACAAGTTGAGGACGGCGGCACCTGCAATTTAGATGCGCCCTCGCTCCTGCTCCCGCGCTGGCAGTCCGCCAAGATTGAGCAGGCTTGCAAGGAGGCCGGATGCGGCTGTTTTGAGTGGAAGTGCTTTAACCGGCGTTGGGTTATCTGCTTCCACATTCCCGGTCAGGCATACAAGCGCGAGACCGCTGCCGAGGTAATGACCAAGGCGCTTGCTGATATGGGCTATGATGCCCTTACCTACTGCGCTATTGACTAACCATCTTAACCACACCCGCCCCGGAGGTCACGAGGGCAGAAAGGACTTACCATGGTACGCATCACAAAAGCAGAATACGACCGCATCGGCAACGACTACAAATCCACCTATCAGGATTACCAAGGTAATCACCCGGAATGGGTTGGACGCCGTTGTGCATTTCTTCCCGGATACGGTACTATCTTATTCATTGAGGGTGTCAGCTTTGAAATTGTTTAATCTCCCGCCCGGCTCACGCACCTGCGGCGGAACATATTGACACTACCCCGCACATCGGGGTACAATTATCACAACAGCGCAAAACCTAAAGTCCTGCATATCGGACTTACAACGTGATACACTATTCACAACAAACAAGGAGGAAAAATATCATGGCAGATTTAAGAGTTTGGGACAACGCAGGTAACATGCTTCCCAACAAAACCGTACAGGATTGGATTGATTTTTACAAGGCGCAGGGCTACAGCGGCAACTTTTTCATCAACAAAAAGTGCTATGACTTCTTCGGTCTTTCCATTCGCACCCCCTACGATGTGGACAAAACCAAAGTTGTAACAAAAATCGACAGCGGTTACTACGGCACACCAGGCATTATTACCGAGTAAAGGAGACTGCAAAAATGAAAATCCAAGTGCTCAAGGACTACATAGCGAATTTTGAGGGCGATGTTTATACCATCGACCTCAACCGCAGGTTTGAGGGATTCGAGTCCGGAGATTTAATCTGTTATGTTTGCCCGTTCTCGCCTGCTATGCCGCTGCAGCTCGAACTTGCAATTCGTGCAGACGGTTCTTTGATCTTCCGAAGCTGGAAATTTATCGAGGGCGAAGGAAACCATTACCTTCACACGCGCGAGCTTTCCGAGGCCGACTGCAAAGGCATCCAAACGCCATTCATTCCAACCGAAGCGCAGATCGATACCGTGAACGGCCTGTTCTCAGGCCGCATCAAGTTTGAAGGTCTAAAACTTGCGGTAGGCTCTACTCTCCAGCGCATTTGCCCTATCGACTTGCAGCGCGAAGAAAAGCTGACCGGCGAAAATATTTATCTTGCCTGATTGTAAATACCATGACAAACCCCGCTCACCAAAGCCATAATGTGAGCGGGGTTTACCATATTTACGACTGTTTCGGTTCCGCAGGACTCGCACCCGCTTTCAGCGCTATGCAAACCGGAATACCTCCACAGGGAGGTATGAACGCTATCGTCGCGTCTGTACGTCGGGCTTTTACCGAGGCTTACGCCGCTGTCCAGAACGGTTGTATGAAATCCAGAAAGGTAATAACCTCACTTTCGCAAGTTTACTTGTGTTTCCGTCCTGTGTGATTAGGTGTGCTTATCGCAAGAGATAAACAGACTGGTGCTCTTTCGTGGCGTGTACTTAGCCACCCGAAAGCGCCGTATCGGCTTTGTAACTTTGTACCGGTGGTTTTGCTCTCGGCTCACTAAGTCCGTGTGAGTGCTTATCCGGGCAGCACTCGCCCTCTCATTATGGGCTGTTCGGCGTTGCTCTCCGTCGTGTCGCAGTTGCTATCGGTCTGTAATCCGGCTGATTCCCTCGTAAGGTTACAGCGGGGAGCGACCCCGGTTGCGGCGTGCCTGCAAGCACCCGCTGAACTCTGCAAAGCCGTTGCAGCAGCTTCACAGGCGTTCGGAAACAGTGCTCGTCTTTCCGAGCTGTCCGAATATCATCGTCCTCGTTGGAGGCGTTGTGCTCCCTCCGCCTCATGCAGCTTCGGGAACAGATCGCCTTGCACGTCGTCCGTCATGCAAGGCTTGCCAAAGTCCGCCACGTTGCCCTTGGCTAAAAAGATTCCATACGTTACCCGTCCGGCCTCATGCAGCCATTCGGGCATGTTTGCGGTGACTGTTGCCCGCAGTCACCGCATCCCATTCTCAATTTTTAGCGTAAATGTTATTACTCCGTCACCCTCATGCAGGCTTTGGAGCATATCGGCGCGCCGCGCAAAAGACACGCCGAAAGAATAGAAAGGATAATCAATGCCTTCGTTCCGCGAAAGGCGTTTTGCTCCTCTGCCCTCATGCAGACTTTGGAGCAGATCAGCGGCAGGTCTCCCCACCGCTTTAAAGGTGTTTGGGGTTAAACAGAAAGGCTTGTCACCCGTCAGCCCTCACGCAGGCTTTCGGGCGTGTACCCGCCTTTCGGCGGGCTGAAAGCGGAGGAACGAAACTCCGTGATTCCGCCCTTTAGGGCTTTTATCACGATATCATTATACCACCATTCTTTGTAGTATTGTGTAGCCCGTTTTCCACAATGTTATGCACAGCCTGTGCGTATATGTTCTACTGCCCGCAACGCCCGTGCGTGCATTTTTCCGCGAACGTGCACTTCGTTGTAATTCATTTTTTCAGCGGTCTCTCTCCACGTTCTACCATTCACATAATGTTCGATCAGCAGCGCCCGCAGTGCCGCATCCTGCACCTTAGCCGTGGTGCTGATAATCTCAGCCTTAATCAGCGCAAGCCGTTCTTGCTCCTTCTGTATCTTCTCGGACAGGGCAAGATACGCATCAGCCTTGTTTGCAGTAACGTCACCGCCGCCACCCGGCGTGTCCTTGATCGTCACCGTCGCGCTTGTCGCCCGTGTCCACGCCCTTACTCGTGCTTCTTCCAGCGCAGAGATTGATTTTTCCAGATCAATCCCTCGTCTGAGCCATTCTTTAGTCGTCGTGTGCCACTACCTCCTCCATGCCGCGCTGTGTATATCGCCTACGGCGGCTGATTCTCGCCGCCTTGCGGACGCAACCCACACCCGGTTCACATCCGCGCGATTTCCCCGTGTCGATCAAATAATGGCACGCCCATAGCTTAGACCCTTGGCTCGTACCCAGTACTCGCCAGTATGCGCACCCAGCGCATTCGCTTTTCTTTTTCATGCTAATGCTATTCCATTCTCCCGCAGTTCTTCAATCAGATCGTCGATTTTAACGTATTTTCGGGCGATACTGTCTGCGAGGTAGTTTGTTTCATCCCATATCCGACGTAATTTGGCATAGTCGTACCCTTCTTTATCTCGTAGAACGCTAAACATAATTGCCCATGTAGACGCAACCGCCGTGTTCGTTGCGTCTCGTTTGGCTTTTTCTATGTCACCCTGCGTCGCCGGTATTCGGTATGGGTTGACTTTCTTTTTCTTCGCCATTTCCGTATCTCCAATTTTCATACCGCCGCATCTCGTCCAGATACTGTCGCATCTCCGCGCTATACCGCTTCACTCGTCCATCCGCTCCAACATATCAAGGTACTTTCTCGCCATCGCCGCCACCTGAATTGCCTCGCAAGCCGCCGCTTCGGCGTACTGTTCAACGAGAGCCACATGCTGCGCCGTCGGGATACCGTCACGGATACGGTGCCAGAGCTGCTCCATCGCCATCTCGATACTGGCGCATTCTTCTTGCAGTTCCTCGGCTTCTTCTTGCATTACTGCCCAACCCTCGTGCTCCGAGTGAAACTGCGAGAACCGCTCATTTGCAGCTTCCAGTTCCTTTTCCACGAGCAGCTTTACGTCTTCACTTACTGCGTTCATCGTTTTCCTCCTGCGTAAACGCCGCTCCGCAATTTGCGCAGAATCGCGGCTGTCGATACCTTTCGTTGTTCATCATCATCGTATCCGCACCGCAAGATATACACTTGTAAACCTCGGTGTACCATTCCTCCACGCCCATCTTGATGTACTTAGCCGTCATGCGAATCCTCCTAACGCTGCTTTAAGCAGCATAATCGCCAGTGCTGCCAACGTGCAGCCTGTAAACACCAACAGCATTCCGATCAATACGCGGAACGCAATTTCTTCAAAATCCACCGTATCACCTCAAACACAAATCATCGGCGGGTGCGGAATCTCCGTATCTACCGGTCTCCACAGGTGCAGGCAGTACGGATGGTTGTTTATATACTCCGACTTAGGCGGGTGGAATTGCATAACGCGCTCGTCCTCGCCGAAAAACATATCCTTAATCGCGCACATCTCGTCCCACGTCGGGCAGCACTTGCGCTGTGCAGAGCCGGGCGAAACGCTAACGTGCTCCCATCCCATGCCGTTGCTTGCGATCACCCGGAACGACTTGCCGCCGACATACACCTTGAAAACACCGTTTCCGCTGTCGCCGGTGCATCCGTAAAACTCGCGTTCTCTGTCTTTCAGCCGGAACTTGTCCAGCTTGTGCAGGTCAATCATACAGGTTCACTCCCTCAATCTCCGCACGGATTTCCAACGTATACAGATAGTCAGACATGTGCTCACGCTGTGCTTTTAGCAGCTCGATAGGGCATTTCAGCGTAAAATCAAGCGTGCCCGCCGCGTGCTTAACAAGTAGCCGATTCAGCTTTTCATAGCGTTCCTTCGTCTCGTGGTACTCGCGCTTCATGCGCTCCTGCCATGTGTCCGGCGCAGCGTTCTCGCCCTTCGGTTTATAGATCGTCCTCTTCATCAGCCGCAGCGCGTCCGCGCACATCGCGTGGAACTCCCGAAACTCTGTTGTATTCAATTTCCAGATTTCAAATGCATTTTCCGTAATCGCGTCTACAACCTTGATAGCTTCATCAATCGTCATTATCTTCCACCCTCTCATATGTCTTTGCGAACACATCCGGCTTGCAGGGGTAGAACTCGCCGTTTACACCCTTGATGATGTAGTCGCCAGCAGATGCCTGCATAGTTCCCTCAAGAGTTAAAACAAGGAACATTTTCTTGTTCTCACTCCACACGACATTCATTCCACAAAACTTGTCGATTTCCGTCTGGTTCTTGCCTGTCCACCGGATAGCTTCAACCACAACAGGCTTTTTGCGGTATTTCATTATTCTGCCTCCTCGATTCCATCAAACACAATATTCATCCGCGCCTTGTCATCCAGTTCTCGCAGCGGCTTGTACACAATGCGCTTAAAGCAATCGTCGCAGTACGACATATTGGAAATGCTCGTCGAATGGTTGATCATGCTGCATACAGTAATGCAGATTGCGTTACCGGTGCCATGTTTCAGCTTTGAGCCGCAAATCTCGCATTTATTCATCATCTTCTACCTCCATCTCATCTTTTAGTGATAGCTTACGGCCGCACATAAAACAATAGTTGATTTTGCTGGGTCTACATTCAGCCATAGCAACTAATTCATAACTATTGTCATAAAAATTCCTGTGAATTATAAAGTCGCCTAAACATTTTGCGTCTGTACGGCAATAGGGACAGTTCTTTTGTTCTTCGGTCATTCTTTTTTATTCTCCAGTTTCATACGCTTAATAGCGTTTTGCACGACCGCTACAATCGAACAACACTCACCAATCGTGAGATACGGTGCGATATCTCGTACCGTTGCGATAAGGGCACGCGCCGCCACCGGTTTAATTGGCCTGTCAAATACCTCATTGTTAATTCGATCCATTGTCCGCCCTCCTGTTCCATGCTTCAGCAGCTTCTTCGTATCTATCCCTGTTGGTAACAGGTGCTATATATTCTGCTCGTGAAATTACACTGTTCTGCCGAAAATAAATTCCGCATTTTTCACAACCGACACGACATTCGATGGTGAAAATAGGCATACTCACCATATACAGATAGTTCGCTTTGCGTTCACAAGAAGCGGATGCCTCTCCCCCGCAGAACGGACAAGGTTTTAATTCAGTCATTGTCAGCCCTCCTGTTCCACGCTTCTTTTGCCTTTGGATGGGTGTTATAGCAAGGGATTTGTGCGTGACACTTCTCGCAAATGATATAAGGTCTAAAATATAGGTATTCCACCGAGATTCTGTTGCTCCCGCAGAACGGGCAAGGTTTCAGTTCAGCCATTGTTAGCACCTCCGTTCTTTCTCTCGCCGTAGCTGCAAAAATCGTTCGGTGTAATCTCCATATCGCTGATATCGCAAATGAGAAAACCGTTATCGTTAACCGCCGCGTTAACAAGATACTTGCATTCCTTACACCGCACCACTGGCACAACATCTGCAGTGGGAACGTCACGTACAGCCCATACCGGATTAAGCCCCTTTAGATACGCTTCTCCGGCGGCATCTTCCGCTGCTTCACGCTCAATATATTCAGCCATTCCTAACCCTCCCAAATCTCAATAAAGCTATCGTACATGGTGTTTCCCTCCTATCTCGTCGCAATAACCTTTACGGCGCATTCTCCGCGTTCTGTGGAATACCACGCGCAGTTCTCGTGCACACACTCGGCAGAAAATCTTTTATCCTTGTCTGCCAGCGAGAATGGGCAAATTTCCTTTGTCCTGTTTGCCCAATTACAGTTTTCACTCCACATCGTTTTCCTTCACCCTTCTTTCTTCCGCTTCTTTCAGCGCTCGAAAAGTCATCACATACACGTCCTTCGAATACGTATCGGCCTTAATGGGAATTAAAGGCGCTATATAGAGCCAGCAATCCATGTACGTAATATCATCCATCGTTTTCCTCCCATTCCTCGCTTCTCCGATAAATTTCCTCTGCATAATCGTCCAATTCACAGCCGCCGCAAATTCCAGTTTCCGCCGAATAGAACGGACTCTGATCAAACATACAGAAATATATCGTTCTTCCGGAATTATCTTCAAGCGACTTCATATAGTCGCAACCGCTGCAATCATGCGTCATTCTGTTCCTCCCATTCCTCACACGTTTCATCTTCCAACCGGAAATATGCCCGGTGCTCGCTGTCGCCGTTGCAGCAGACACCCTCAAACGCTGCACACCATCGGCAGGTTTTGCAGGTTCTCACTCTCCAAACCTCCGTTTCGTAACGGCGATTGGAAACTCTTCGATCTCGCTTGCCCACAGGCACGAGCCTTTTCCGTTAATCTGCTCCCAGATAAGCGGAAATCCGCCGATACCGTCAAACAGGCTTGCCATCGTGCCGACATGACCGAGCTGCATACACAGCCGGTAAAGCACAAATCGCCAGGGCGGGAGTGCGATAGAGTTGCCGAGTGCCTTGTACCGCGCCGCGTCACTGCTTTCCTTGTGGCGTTTTCCTTTGGTGTCTACCCATTCTCCGATATCCGTCCAGCCGTCCGGGTAGCCTTGCAGGCGTTCGCATTCGAGCGGAGTAAGTCGGCGGACAACTGGAGTGTTGATGACACGCCCAAATGTATCACAGCGTCCTACACCCTTATAATCCCTTGCGCACAACGTGCTCGTTTGCTCTTTTCCTTCAAGCGTGATTGGCACATTGCCACCGCCAGTTCCCCTCCTTGCTGTCAAAGCTGGAGCGATACCGTCATAAATTCGTACTGCCTCGGAACGATGCTGAATGTCGTATACTGTGTCGTTTTGCACGATTGCAATTCCGCCTTGGTTCTTGCTTGGGTCAGGATTGGTGGTATCAAGTGTTTTTGCAATCTTGACCTCTCTGCATCCGCTATGCGGATTTTTGCTCTTCATACTGTTGCTTGCCAGACTGTCAAAGCTATACGCTACTGCCGGTCTATCAACCGTGTTCAGCGTATAACTCTTGTCTTCGCGCCATCCCTTGCCGTTGCAACCGGCAGTGTCAGCTCTATCGATTCCATTGCCTTGTAGGCAAAAAACAGTTGCATCATGCCGAGATGCCGACAACGTTGGTGCTTGTTCTTCTGCATATGCAATTCCTTGTGCTTTTGCACCAACGTTTGCACTGAAACCGTATACCTTGTTTTGCAAACAAAATACCGTCTGGTCGTTACCAGTTCCCAGTGTTCCGTTTTTCTCCGTCTGGATTAAAGCGCCTTTTCCGCCTCCGTCGCATCCACCTCGGATTCGGACTGCGTAAGCAACGCCGCTTTCAGCTTCTCCGGCAGGTCTTTCCCTCTCCGTTCCGCTCTCCGCAAAATCCCCAAACAGGCTTTTGCGCTCAAACAGTATTTCGGCAGCGGTGCAGCCTCTAAAATCTGCGACAAGCGCGATTCTACGGCGACGTTGGGGCACTCCCCAGTATTGAGCGTCAAGCACTCGCCAAGCAACACTCCATCGTCCGTCCACGTCGCGGTATCCTCCCCATGTCGGCCATCCCTTGTCAGGCACTTCAATATCGGGGGCTTCCGGCTCGACAATGCGGATTGTTTCTTCGAGGACAGCCGCGAAATCTTGCCCTTTGTTGCTGCTGAATGCTCCGGGCACGTTTTCCCAGACCATAAATCGAGGGTAAGCTGCTCCACTTGCTTCTCTCATCTCCTTGATAATTCTGATTTGTTCCATGAATAAACCGGAACGAGCACCTGCCAGACCGGCACGCTTGCCCGCAATGCTCAAATCCTGACACGGCGAACCGCCGATAATGCAGTCCACCCACGGTGCTGTGTGTCCGTCTATTTTGGTAATGTCACCGAGGTGTCTCATACGCCCCACTGTGGCCCTCAAAACTGCTTCACTGACCATCCTCATCCGCTCCTATAATTTCCACTACAATCCTCGGATTCTTCGCATCCACCTCAAAGTGATCCTCAAACCCGCGGATATTCTTCCATCCGTCGTTACTCAGATACCGCGCTTTAACAAGCGCATCCTGAATAACCTTGCGCCCGAACGCGCAAATATTATCTTTATCCCTCCGCCGGTCTTTCTCGTACCAGCGATAAATCATGTACACCGGTTCTTCAAACTCCACGTTGCCGAGCTGTCTTGCCGCGTGCATCACAACGGTTTCGCACTTCTTTTTCAGTTGTGCGCCTAAGTACCGGTTGCGCCGTTCCGCCTCAATCAGCTCATTCAGTCCCGGTAGCGGGCCTTTGATTACAAATTTCATCTTTCACCTTCTGCTTGCTTTCACTCGTGCCGCCCACTCACTTTCCCAGTCACTGGCGGCGGGCGCACCGTTAAACATCGGCGCATCCGTTTTGGTTTTCTTCGGCTTGTCTCCGATTCTGTCCCAGATGATGCCTTTCCAGTTGCTCGCCATACTCAGCCGTATAACCTCGGCTACTGCCTGTTCGCCGTGCTGCTTTACGCGGTTCTCGATCTCTGTCAGCAGAGATTTCAGTCCAGTCGGCTTGTACCCTTCCCTGCGTTCAGCTTTGTATCTGAGCCAATCCTCGACCGCTGAGCGTACCGGTTCGTTAAACCGTTCCGTCCAGTCCGGCTCTTTTGGCTTTTCTGGCTTTGGTGCTTTAGGCTTCGGCGGACATTTTGCCGGTTCCGGCACTTCGTCCCGCTCGCAGCTTTGGTACTCGTCATACTTGCTGACGGTAATCACGGTGTAGTGCCGATTGGTTTCCACCGTGATTTCGCCGGTCTTTTTCAGTTTACCGAGCGCCGTCCGTACCTGCTGCACAGACAATCCGCTTTCCGCCGAGAGCGCCGCATAGCTTGTTGCGAACGCACCACGCGGTATTTCTATCCCCTGCCACTCACAAGCCTTGTAATTGGCCCTCAGCAGGACGTGAAGCCATAGCTTGCAGGTGGGAAGGTCTTTGTACCATCCCCACTCCGTAAGTGCACGGTGCAATTTAATGTGCCCGTTCATCGTCCCTCACCTTGTCTTAAAACGGCGGCTCGTCGAATTCTTCATCCGTTGAGATAAAATCGCTTTCTTCCTGCTTCTGTGGCTTTCCCTCGCTCTTGCCGCCGCAGAAGTCGATGCTCTCGCACTGCACTTCCCACGAGCGACGCTTATTGCCGTTCTTGTCCTGCCAGTCGCGGCTTTCCAAACGACCGGAAACAATGCACATATCGCCCTTGTGGAACCATGTGCTTGCGTGCTCTGCCAGCTTGCCCCACAACACGATAGAGCAAAAGTCGCTCTGATATTCCCCGTTGTTATTCTTTCGGCTGCGTTGTACTGCGAGCGTTCCGCCTGACACAGCAGTACCCGACTGCGTGTGCCGTAATTCGAGATCATCAGTCAATCTGCCTTGTAAAACAATCTTGTTAAGCACTTGTATTCCTCCATTGGTTGTAATTTTTCAAATTGTTGTGCAGTTTTGCATGCTCTGCCCTTGTCAGTACAACAATGTTTTCCGGATTGTTGTTTGTTTTATTTCCGTCAATGTGATGCACAATATCAGAAGATTTTAGATTTCTTCCATATTTCTGCTCAGCAACAAGTCTGTGTTCCAGCACAAAACCATGTTTATCCGCCAAATGGCTGTTCGGCCGATATATGAGAATGTATCCGCCCGAATGTTTCTTCCTTCCTCCTGACCAGTGATAATTTTTATCCCCGGACATCGCATCTCGCAGCTTCTGTTTGGTTTCGTCTGACATCTTGCGTCCATATGACGGACACAAGCTCCCCGTTTTCCCGATGTTCGGATGTTTATGATTTTTCCACAGAAACTTCACGCTCTCAATTCTCGTGGGAACACGCATGCCTGCTTTTTTCATCTCTCTTGAGAGCTTTTTTCGTTCAATTCCGATCTCGTCCTCAAGCATTCGCAAGCTCGCGCCTTCTGCAATTCGGGTCTCGATGTATTCCCGATATTTTTCTAAATCAACTTTCATCTCCCTGTCTCCTTGGTATACTTCTGGTTTTCCTCATCCCACAGTGGGTAGAGGCTTTGCAGGTACTCCCGCATTTCCCGCTTGATTTCCTTGCCGTCGCCCTGGTCCATCTCCCGATGGCACTCCGGGCACAGCATGACTAAATTCGTCGGAATGCCCATGCCTCCGCGTGCTCTGCTGACGTAATGCGCCGCCTGTAACACGCCGCCTTTCCCGCAGTGGCGGCAAATGCCGCCGTCCCTCTCCCAGCATTCGCGCCATACCGCCGGGCTAATGCCGGTAAACTTGGTCTGCCGTCTCATTCTTCCATGTCCTTTCTCGCCGCGCGTTCCAACCTGCGCTTTGCCCTTCGTCTGTAGTCCTTCTTCATCTTCGCCCATCCGCTGTGATTTCGTGCCCAGCAGGCGAAGCGATAGCCTATTTTCCAGTCCGCTGGTACAAATCGTTTGTATGTCGTAAACCTCATACGCAGCGTTCCTTTCTTCCGGTCTCCCACTCGTCTTTCAACTCGCTTAACAGGCTTGGTGACGCGGTTTCCACTCCGGCGTTTTTGCAATCCTGAATGCAGTTGTCAATCAACTGTGACATTTGCCGCTTGTCAAAATCGCTTGAACCATAATACGCAAGCACTGTTGTGCAACCGTTGATTTTCGATACTCTGGTTTCAATAAATCTTCCAATATGGTTGCTCGTCCACTTTTGACCGAAACTCGCTACTGCCCGTGTCTGCATACACAGCACTTCGTAGTTTCCAATATCTTTGATATGTCGTCTGTAAATGCACTCCGGTGGTTCACTCATGGCCTTAGCCAGTTTTCCGCACAGCGCCCAGTACATCGCATTTGCGTCAAGGTCTCGTCTTTCCTGCTTAGGCGCGATCTTGGCGGTATACACCTTACCATCTTTGAGTTTTTCGCACTCAACTCGTGCCATAGGTGCATTGCTGATGTGAATACACAACCAATTTCCGAGATCGTTGTGTATTACCTGCGCATGATCAAACTCATGCGTCATGGCATAGCCTCCATTGCCTTCTGATGGTCTTTATCGTCCATCTTCTTGTTCAGCTCTACCATCAATGCGCCGAAATCATTCATTTTCAGTTTCGGAAGATCATCCAGCGGAAAACCGATGGTTTCTTCAAACTGCTTTTTCGTGGTTGCGCCCAGCGCTTTTGCAATCTTCTTAATGGTGGTTGTTTCCACCTCACCAATCACATCTTCTGGCGGCTTTTGCAGCGCCAGCTCCCGCTCGATTTTTTTAAGCGCAAAATGATATTCGTCATACGTTACCTCGGACGTAGTATGGCAGCCGGTAAGTCGCATAAGGTGTTCTTGTGCCTTGTCATTGCCGTAGACCTGTTGTAGCCTGTGCGCAAATGCCTGACAATCGCGTTTAATCAGCTTATCCGTACCTGCCCGCTCGGCTTCTCCAGAATACTTAGTCTGATCTTCTCGCACGCTATCATCGTTCCAGTATACATCTGCGCCAACGCCGAGCATCTTTGCAGCAACCGAGATAGCGTCAGTATATGCCATCTTCCAGCATTCGTCTGATACCTGCGGGCCGTTTCTGGTCTGCGAAACAAACTGACTGCCGCCCGTGCCCGGAATAGCGTCAGACCATTCGCCTTCCACCTTGACAAACAGATTGATATTGCAGAATGCACACACAACGCCGTCATGCGTTTCAAGCCACTGTTTGACAATCTCGGTTTTCCAGCCCATGCCGCACGGCCCGAATTGCTCCGTCAGCGCCTTAATTCGCCACATGGGGTTAATGTCGGTAAAACCTTTCAGTTTTCCGGCCTGAATCTCCTTTTTGGCTGTCTGCGGCACTGTGCGCAGCGCATTATACAGCGTCAGATTGTCACTCATTCTTCATCCTCCTGCTCAAAGTCACAAACCGCCATTCTCAAATCATCGAGAAAGCTCTTGATTTCCTGCGGAAACAAATCCGTGTAATCTTCCAGATACAAGCCAATAGCAGTCTCGGCTTCCCGCATATCCTGCAACCGGTTAAGCCGCTCCTGGTCTGCCCTCTCCGGCGGCTCTAACGCCCGCTCGGGGCATCCGGTCAATGTATCACGCATTGTTTACCGCCTCCATCGCCCGGATAACCTCGGCTTCGGGTACTTCTTTCAGTCCCTCGTACCATACGTTTTCTTCGGTGCTCTTGTAGCGGTAAAAGCGACGGGCAACCTGATACGTTCCGTTTGCACTTTTGCTCATGACCCATACCGAGCAGGTAGTGTTACCGATCTTCACCTCGGTGATCTTGCCTTCCGGCTTTTCCTCCAAGCTAAGGTCCATCAGCTTGCGCAGTGTTTCCTTCAACATCTTGCTTTTTCTCCTCTCCGGTGCTATAATCACCGTAAACCTATTTTTCTTTGCCGCTGTTCGGATTGCCGTCCGTCAGCGGCTTTTCTCATCCCTGCATGTATTCCAGTTCACCGCTCAGCGGTGCAAAGCACTGCGGGAACGCGTTGCCGTAGATATCTTTCAGCAGCACAAACCGCCATCCCATGCGATCTACGGTCTTAATCTGCTGTGTAGGCGGCAGCTTTGCCATCTTCTCGCAGCGCTGTTCCAGTTCAGCCAGTGTGCAAACGTCCTCCGGTCGAAAGTCCAGTCCGCCTTTGCGTCGCGGTGCAAACCGCATCACTCTCTCGGTATCAAACACCGAGCCATTGATTTTTACAATCATGTCATCACCTCCACTCCGTCCAGAAACAACCATCACCGATGCCGCAAGTACGGCTCATGAGAACCGGCTCGCCGTCATCGCCCTCGAAGATTTTGTCCTCGAAAGAATACTCCGGCTTGTCCTCGACGCCGAACCATCCCTCGCCCTCGCAGGTTTCCGGGTTGTACTGGGTGAAGTACCAGCCTAACCCCTGCGGGACTTCTCGCTTGTCCCAGTCCGGCAAGCTAAACTGTCGGAAATATTCGTGCTTTGTCATTTTCGTTCCTCCGTTCTCATGCTGATCGTCTTTGCGCTCTCGCGCATCTGCAAGCCATACTTAGCAGCGTTCATCGCCTTGCCGATGACCCGTGTCTGCATCGCCTTAACCGTCAGCGTTTTCTTTCTGCTGTTTGTCATGTCCGTATCATATCCTCTCTCGCGCCAGAATCGACGTTGTTCGCTTTTCTTCACGTCATGTGTGTAATTTCATGCCCGCAGTTCAAAATCGATTGTGGCGCATTCTCGCGTAACGTTCATGCTTCTGCTGTTCATAGGCACACAGCAACATGCTTGCCCTTGCGGCTACAAATCCGACTGCCAGCAGCGCCAGCATGATAGCCGCACCGCTGAACAGGTCAATGCGGCCGTTCTCGGTCATGCCACCAGAGAGCAGGACACCGAGGAAACACATTCCTGCAATCCAGCCACAGTGTTTGTAGGTCATTGGTTGCAATCTCCTTTCACGGTTTCTTGTAACCCTCGAACGTAGTGAGAGGGTTATTCTTTTCTTTCTTTCTTAGAAAGTTAAATTAATATATATTCGACCGTAGGGAGAATATATATATACTTCTTTTCTTTCTTTGTTACTTTCTTTCTTACGCCTCGGTGTGTTGATGGTTTGTTATCGGTCTGTTATCGGTGTGTTGATTGTGTGTTATCTGTGTGTTGATGGTCTGTTGTTGGAGTGTTACGCAGACGCTTCCGCCTGCACCAATCGGTTAGCCACATCGGCCACATGATAGCGACCGCCAGTTAAACGCGGAACACCATCTAAATACCTCTGCACGGTACGATAACTAACTCCAAACCAGTCTTTTAACTGTTTTGTGGTAATATATTCGCACCCTGCAAACGTGCGTAAACGGCCTTCAACCGTGCGCCTGCGGTTGCTTAATTCCGTTGCTGTCATTCGTTCAACCCTCCGCTTTCTGTGTGTTATTGGTGTGTTGATGGTTTGTTATCGGTCTGTTGCTTAGTGTGTTGATGGTGTGTTATCTCTCATCATCCTCGTTGCCGCAACGCAGCATCGCACACACAATAAGCAGCGCCATTTCAACGCCCAGTGTTGCTAGCACTCCGGCAACAAAAGGTGGAATATACATCGGTATCACCTCCACTTGTTCGCCCCTTCCTGACCGTGGTATAATAGCCGGGAAAGGAGCATTCAGCATATCATCGGGTTTCTCTTCGCTTGGGAAACGCTCGTCTGATTTCAGCGTCTATATACACGTCGTAGACCTTGCAAAGCAGTGTGCAAACGCCGAATCCTAAAGCGAACCCAGCAAGCGCCGTGCCAAAATCACCTGATGAACAAACTCTTTTTACATTCATTGATCTCACCCTATTTCAGAAAGGATTGTTTTTATTGTTTCGTCCAACTAACCCGCAAAACAAAGCGCAAACACAAGCTGAATTACGCGATTGGGAAATGAAACGCGCCCATCGCGCTAAGCTCGAACGGCGAGAAAATTTCCATTATTGGATAACTACCATCCTCGCTGTGCTTGCCTTTATCCTGTCTGTCGCATCGTTGTCATGGCAGGTATACAAAGACCTGCACCCTACCGCTTGTACCACTTGCGCATCAGCACAATCAGCACAGCCAGAATAACCATCGTTGCGATGTTAAGCGACATCAGTACCGGATCCATTGCTCTCACCTCCGCTTATGCGCTCTCGTTGTCATGGCGGTCAAACAGATACTCAATATTCATACCGGGGAACAGTTTGTCTCGGATAACACGGGCTTCGCTGTAAGTAAAATCCGTGATGCCTTGCATCTTGTTTCGTACCGTCTTTTCGCTGCAATTCATAACCTGCTGAATATCATAGTAGGTCACGTTGAATCGCGGCATTTCTTTTTCAATGAATCTCATACAATCACCTCCTGTTACCATATTCGGTAATCTGTGTTATTATAATATCACCGAATATGGTAATTGTCAATGGTGTATCGGAAATATTTTTACCTAATTCGGTAATTTCTTTATTGACACTGCATGCGTATAGTTATATAATGAAGTCATAGAAAGGAGGAATTGAAATGCTGGTAGACGCGCTGGATATAATGAAGCAAAAAAGTGGTAAAACACTGCAACAGATCAGCGATGAGTGCGGAATACCTAAAGGAACGCTCAATAAAATCTTCGCTGGGCAAACCAAAGACCCACAATACGGGACTTTGAAAACCATTGTTCATGCACTCGGATTCACTGTTGACGATCTGGAGAAGTTTGAAAATCCAGAAATAAAAAAATCTCCCGCTCCGGCCGAAGCCAAAGCGAGAGAGATAAATGCAAAACATATTATGGATGTGTTTGTGTCAGCTGGAATTATGCCTGCTGGCGAAGATTTGTCTAACGAGGACTTAATCTTTCTCCGATCGATCGCCAACGCAGTTTTCACTTGGTTTCAAGAGCGCCACCAGACCGGATAAAATCTTTTCCGGTTCTTCAAATGTATTGAGATAGGCGGCGAATGCCTCATAGTTTGGATATTTATTATTTTCCATGTTTTGTTCCCTGCCTTTCTTGATACTATGGTATTACCAATATAAGGCAATATCAAGCAAAACCGTCCGTCAAGTTATGACAATATTATAAATCGAACACTTGTTCGATTCAAGGGCGAGTTTTCTAATCACAAGTAAAGTCCAATAAACAGGACTTATGCAACACGGGAGAGTGTCAAAATGAGTTACGAGGTTTGCTTTTACAATGGACGTATATCATTCATCTTTCCCAAACCTGCTGGCGCTCTTTATGACAATCGAGATATTATCTACGATGCAGAAAGAATATCCGTAGATGGTGAAGCGCATGATTTAACATCTATTTCGTCCATTGAATCTATTCCGGTTCCTACTTTTGACACTTCAATATCGGTGCACGATGGTTTAGGTGTCACTGGTTCGTTGGAATATGTTCTAAGGATGCATGCAAGCAGGCTGTGGAAAATTGAAAAGTACGACTTAGCACTTGCATGTATAGAGAAAGCAACCGAAATCATGTTTGAATCGCCCATCGGTTGGAGTGAAAACGATTTCTACCGCGTCGTGCAATGGTACGAGGAAATCGGAAGATTTTCCAAAGCCTTAGAGTGGCAGCATAAAATCGAGGAAAACTCAAATAAAATCTCGGTTGGCGCTGCACTCAGAACCCGCATCTACAATGAGGTAAAAATCAACTGTCTGGCCATGGGCACAGATCTTGTTTTGATTCCATGGGAAAACGGAAGAAGTGCAGTGTCTGCCAAATATCAAGGGCGTGTGTATACCATGCACGGAAATGATTGGCGTTTCCCTAAGCTCCCGAAATTCATTCTAAAGACCGGATATGTAGAGCCAGACGGCGCGTTCGTTCGATTCCCTATAGTCTTTTTCGACGACAGAAACCAAGATAGGATTTATTATAAAGGCGAAGAACAGCCTATGCTTCACACAAGCTGGAGGCCGTTTGTTGATGATCGAGACGAAGACGAGATCGAAGTATACAACGAATTGCAGCGCAGGATTCGTCACGACAAAGAGCGTAGGTTAAACCACAGTATATATTACCGTGTAAGGTATCTTCTTCCTGACCTATGTCCTAAATCTCTCAGCGGATTCACTCGTATAAAAAATCAGAACTCCGCCAAATATCAAAAGCTGGTAGAGGAACTAAGCGGTCTCGGTTTTACGATTCCAGATACTACAATAGCGATTGAAGAACCAATAGACCCGGAACCAAACTACCACGGAGGACGGATTATAAAACCGTTTATTCTGCCGTGGAAGTGATACGCGAAATAAAAAGGGTGTAACGTTTTGTTACGGCCTTAAAGTGGTACTAAATAACGTTTGTTCGATTTTCAAGAGGATGCAAACAGCCTTGTTGCAAAGTCCAATAAACAGGACTTATTGCTTCTCTGGAGAGATTCCAGCCTCGCGCAGTTTCTTCGTCAAGAACTGCGCGACGGCTTTCGAAAGGTCACTAAAACCGGCTGCATCAAAGCCGACAAAGTATCCGTTGTTCTCTGCATTGGTCAAAGCTGTTTCAGCAAGGCGGATAGCCTTGCCTCGCTGGTGCTTAGTAAGCGGCAACGTGTTGATATAGTGATATAGGGCTTCAACGCTCTTGATCGTCGTTTTATCGCGTTTGACGCAAAGTCCGTTTCCGTATTCCATCGGTGATTAGCTCCTTTCAGGTGGTGTGATTACTTACAGTAATTCTTTTGCAGCCTGCACTCCGGCTTTTAAGCCGAGAGCAAACGCATCGCTTTCAAACTTCTGCATGCAATCGGCCATCATGCTAACAAGCTTATCGTTCTGCTCATTGGTCAGAGGCAAGGAGCGAATGTATTCGCTCAAATTCTGCGCAAGCTGCAAAGCCTCTTGTGTGCGGCTAAGGCAATATCCCGAAAAATCCATTGTGTTAGCCCTCCATATCTTCCGGAATATTCGTGCCGAGGATTTTGTTGAAGAAGTATACCTGACCCTTGCCGGTAATCTTCGGCGTGCGGCTGATGGTGGTGTGACCGTCCGAGTGGGTAATCACAGTTTCTTTGATCTCGAACAGACCGAGTTCCATGCTGCGCTGGGTAGGCATATTGTAATCACTGCCATTGCGCTTGACAAGGTAGCCGTTTTCACGCAGCCATGCGAAGAAGCGCTTGCCGCCCATATCCGCGCCGTTCTGACGGAGAATCTTCGCAAAGTCAAAAATCAGGATGGACGTTTTGGACACGGTAACGCCCTTTGCAAAATGGACGAGCGGTGCATCGAGCTTCGCCTGTTCGGCAGCGTGGGAAAGCAGCTTGTCCTTTTCCTCAATGGTTTTCTGAGCGACAAGCAGGGCTTTTGCCATCAGTTCTTCGGGGCTGAGGGTTTCCTGCCCGGCAATGTAGCCGCCGTTCTTGCGGATAGAGGGAATAACGTCGTGAGTAATCCATCGCTTGAACGCTTTGGCCTCCGGCTTGCGAGAGCCGAGAACCAGAGTGTACAGGCCGGGCTCGTTTACCGTCACCATGTTCTGCAGGCCACCAAGGGTATCAATTAAACTGACACCCTTTTCATCATCGTCAAGACGAGAAAGTGTCATGCTTGCGTTGCCAAGGTCAAGCGCCTTGCAAACGTCAGCCGCTACGAACCACGGTTCATTCTCAATGTTCAGCGTGCGAACCTCGCCAAATTCAGGGTTAGTAAATGCAATGATTTTGTTATCCATGGGTTAATTCTCCTTTTCTACAAGTTCGTTAAGGGGTACGTTCAAAGCACTTGCGATCTTGCTTGCCATCTCTACCGAGCAGCTACGTCCGTTGCGAATGCCGGAAACACTCGAAACGGAAATACCGGCAAGCGTCGCAAGTTCCTTTCCTCGCATACAACGTTTTGCCATCGTTGCGGCAAGGATTACTCGATCAATACGCATATATCCTCCTTTCGCTATTTGCGTTTGCATATGTCGTAATTTAATTATATGTGCGATTGAACAGTATGTCAATATAAATTTGCAAACGCATTCACGGAGGGGATATTATGACCGTAGGAGAAAGAGTAAAAAAACTTGCAGAAAAGCAGGGTATTTCGCTTCGAGAGCTTGCTAAAAAAGCTGAATTGTCGTATAACACAGTTTATTCTATTACGCGGCGTGGTAGCGAACGAGTTGCGCCAGACACTATTTCTCGGCTTGCAAACGCACTCGGCGTAAATGTGAACGAGTTGACCGCAGATGCTTCAATCCGTGTAAACAGTGCACCGGAAATGGTGGAGCTACAGCAGAAAGTAGCAGCCGGTCAGGCAACCGAGCAGGAAAAGCAGGCATGGCTCGAAGCCAATCTAAAAGGCTTAGAGCGTATGCAACACTCAATCGAATTCATGCTGCACGATCTCGCGCAGTATGATGAGACACAAAAAATCGCCCGTCAATCTCGGCTGACGGCAATATTCAATCAGCTTACCGAGGACGGGCAGGAAAAAGCATTGGATTTCCTTGAAATCATGCTCGGAAATCCGAAGTATAAGAAATAAAAGGGAAGTGGAATTATGTTTTGCACGAATTGTGGCACGGAATTCGAGGGAAATTTTTGCCCGAACTGCGGAACAAAGGCTGGTGAACAACTACCTGCACAAACTGTTGCCCCAAAGGAAACGCACGAGTATTACGATAAAGAGGGCGATTTAATCGACCTCTCCACGATCTACGGCGTTTACAAGGACAGAACCGGCATGTCTGCATTCTTCCGCAAATGCACCGATTACGATTCTGTCACTATCGGTAAAGCGTTAGACTATATCGAGGATAACGTAAAGCCGAAGGAATACGGCATGCTGGATGCAATCCGCATGAAGCGTCAGATTGAAGCACCGATTGAGAAGATCATAAAAGTGCAAGCAGTGAACGACCCTTCGGTTAAATTGCAAAAGGCGCAGCTTTCCGAACTGAAAAAGGCGAACAAACTACAGCAAAAAGAAATGAACGCACAAGCGCGTTGTCCGCGTTGCGGCTCCACTTCCCTTTCTGCGCATAAGAAGGGATTCGGCATCGGCAAGGCCGTAGTAGGCGCAGCCGTGACCGCGCCGCTGGGTCTGGGATTGATCGGTGCCGTAGCCGGAAACAAGGGCGCGAAAAAAGTCCGCGTCACTTGTTTGAAATGCGGAAAACAATTTTGGGCATAAAAAACGCCCACCGGCGGCAACCGGCGGACGTTATACGGGGGTAGAAATCTTGTGCAACGGAATTCTACCCTCTTATTATATCGAAAATAGGAGGAAAATGCAATGCCACGTCGAAAAAAAGACCCTCGCGGCTTTGTCCGTGAGACCGGAACGTATATGGGAAAGCACTACGACCTGAGAGCAAAAACCGAAAAGGAACTCAACGAGAAAATCAGGGCAAAACGCGCAGAGATCGAATCCGGAAGTAAACTCATTGAAGCCGGTGTTACCGTAAAGGAATGGGGGAAACGCTGGGTAGAAACCTACAAGTCCGGCGTGAAGGAATCCACGCGCAGGCTGATCGAGGGACGGCTTGTGAACTACGTCTATCCCTACATTGGGGATATCCCCGTAAGCAAAGTGCGTCCACTGAACTGTCAGGAAGCGCTTAACTCTGCGGAAGGACGTGCGCCGGACACCGTAAAGAAGGTGCAGCAGGCAATCGAGCAGATGTTCCGCGCAGCCAAGCAGAACGGCTTGTGCGTCAATAATCCTGCGGAAGATTTGAAAATGCCCCGTACTGGCAAGCAGAAGAGCCACAGAAGCATTACAGACCGAGAACGTGTTATTTTACTGGAAACTGCAAAGACGCATCCTGCGGGGACGTGGGTGCTTACTCTGCTGTATAGTGGCTTGCGTCCGGCGGAAAGCCTTGTGCTGACATACGCCGATATTACAGGCGGTATGATTACCGTTAACAAGGCATACGACCGGGACACCCGCGCCGAGAAATACCCCAAGTCAGACGCAGGCGTTCGCAAAATCCCGATCATCCCCCAGCTTGCCGCAGTCCTGCCGAAAGCCGGTTCGTTCGGTGAATTGGTTTTTCCGCGTAACGGGCACTTGTACGATGATAAGTCCATGCGTGCCATGTGGCAGGGTTTCCGCGCCGCTATGGATGATACCGAACGTGAGTTGATCGCGGCGGGGAAAATCTCACCCATTGCCGAGCAGCTGCCGCCTATCGTTCCCTACGATCTGCGCCACACGTTCTGCACAGATTTAGAGCGCGCGGGCGTACCGCTCAACGTCGCAAGCAAACTCATGGGACACGCATCTATAGAGATCACCGCCAAGATTTACACTCACACCGGCGAGGATATGATCGAGCGTGCAGGTGAGCAATTAGCCGCCTTGTTCAGTCCCACATTTAGTCCCATTAACGAAGTGCAAAAAACGCCTATGGCTGACATTATGCGAGAGCTGCAAGAACTTCGTGCAGCAGTGCTCAAAGCCGTATAAAATAACAAAAAAGCCTTGTTTCAATGGATTTACCAAAGAAACAAGGCTTTTTAATATGGAGCTGCTAACCAGATTTGAACTGGTGACCTCATCCTTACCAAGGATGCACTCTACCGACTGAGCTATAGCAGCATTGGCAGGGGCAGTAGGGATCGAACCCACGGCACTCGGTTTTGGAGACCGATGCTCTACCAGCTGAGCTATACCCCTATAAAGTGGCTCCTCAAGTTGGACTCGAACCAACGACCCTGCGGTTAACAGCCGCATGCTCTACCGGCTGAGCTAAAGAGGAACGCAAACTGCTTATTTAATATACACCA